AAGGGCGAACGAAGGGACTCGAACCCTCGAATGGTGGAACCACAACCCCCTGTCAACACCTTGATTTCACGTTTAAGCAGTTTTGCGGCCCGAATAACGCTGATTTTCTGTTGTTTGCGTTTGCTTTATCAAACTTAAAAGCTATTATTTGGGCTGAATTTTAGGCAAGTTTTAGTCAAGTGGGCAAGCGTTCCGTTGAGGATTTGCTGGCAGAAGCCAACGCCTCTTTAAAGGCAGCCCGCTCTGGGGTGCAGATTGTTCAAGTGAAGGGAAGCAACCGGCTCTACCTAAGGGCCACGCTACCACCGAAGCCCAATAGCTCAAAGGATAAACCCTATCAGCAGAGGATTGCTTTGGGGGTCTTTCTCAACCCGGCTGGGGTGAAGCGATCTTTGGCCGATGCTCAGCGCCTGGCCTCTGACCTTCCTATGGGGCGATTCAGCTGGGCGGACTGGTCCGCCACTGAGCGCCGGTGCCAAACCTGCGCCGATTGGGTGGAGGCATTCGAGCAAAACTATTTCCAGCGCCGCGATCGCAACCCCCAGAGCGAGACGACCTGGGAAAAGGATTACCAGATCCCGTTTCGGCGGCTGCCAGCGGACAAAGACCTTTCTGCCGAGCTGCTGGTCAAGGTACTGCTGGAGACCACTAAGCCTGACACCAGGGCACGGCAGCGGGCCGCTATGGCCTATGGAGCACTGGCCAGACTGGCGCAGCTCGATGCCAACCTCACGGCCTACAGGGGCGCGTATAGCCCCAGCTCGGTGAACCCTCGTGACTTGCCTAGTGACCAAGAAATATTGGCCTACTACGACCAGATACCGTCGCGCCCGTGGCAGTGTGTTTATGCCCTCATGGCGACCTATGGTCTTAGGGATCATGAGGTGTTTTTTGTGGACCTGGAAGCGCTCAAGGAGCCCCCAGGTATTGCCCTGGTGCAGGATGGCAAAAACAGAAAGCCCCACAGCGTTTGGCCTTTGCCAGACGACTGGTGGGAGCGATTTCGGCTTTGGGATGTAGAGCTGCCCAGGCTGACAGCTAAGCGCAACAGCGACTATGGGATGCGCGTTTCGCAGTATTTCAACCGCAACCAGATGCCATTTGTCCCCTACGACCTGAGGCACTGCTGGGCGGCCAGGGCGGCAGTGATGGGCCTAGACCCCAGCATTGCCGCCAAGATGATGGATCACAGCCTGGTGGTTCACAACCGGATTTATCAGCAGTTTCTGAACAGGGACCACATGCAGCAGGCATGGGAGCGGGCCAGGCTGAACAGACCCATCTAAGCCTCTTTCTGAGCAGGTTCTGGCTGGGGGTAGGTGGGGCGCTTCTCTGGCTCCAGCTCGTAGACCTTGCGCAGGCGAGCAACCTTCACGGCGTAGTTAGGCTTCACGCCGTTGCTGGTGTTGATGTAGTCTCGCCCGTACTTGAAGAGCCCAGCCTTGATGTCGTCGCCAATTTTGCCCGCTGTGAAGGCGCTGCCCAGCATTAGGGCGGCTTCTGTAAGTTTCACCCACTGATGCTCTTGAGTCTGGCGCTGTAGATCTCTAGCCATCTCCAGGGCGGCCTCGGCCAGCTTCTGCTGAGCCGCAGCGGTTTCTAGCAGCAGGGCTATTGTCTGGGCTGTGTCCGTCATGCCAGGTCTACATCTCCGCCGTAATGCTCCCGCAGCTGCCTCTTGTAGCGCTGCGCCTCTTCCTCCATGACCTCACAGAGAGATTCGTAAAACTCCAGCTCGGTGAAGATGCCTTTCTCCAAGAGCAGCCGCACCACTGCGGAGTGCTCAACCATTGCAGAGTTCACGCCTACCCTCAGGTGCTTGGGTGCAACCTGGGAAGGGTCAAACTCCATCGTGAAGGCAACACCAGTCTGCATGGCATGAGCCAGGGCAAAATATCGCTGCTTCAGCTCTTCTAACCGAGTAGATTCGTTACTCATCGCCATCACCCCTTAGCCCTTCACGGTTCCAATCAGTTTGTAGACCTCTGAGTGCCCGAAACTCCTGCAGCATTTGGTCTGCCTGCTCTGCAGCCAAGCCCAAATCTTGTATGGCAAAGACCAACAGAAATGCCTCGACTTCGGTGTTGAACGCATTCATCAGCAAGTATTTAGCCCGCTCTCTAGCCGTGTCAGGGCGGATCGACTCATCCCCCAGGTCCATAGTGCAACTCGGAATTTGGCCTGCTTCGCGCTGCTGCCTAAATAGCTGCAGCAGTTGAGCGCCCTGGACTGGAGACGAGCCAGCAACCTCCACGGCCCACCGCATCAGAGCGCTGTCTAGCTCAGCAGCTGCCGCCGCTTCGAGTACTGCCAGGGCATGGTGGGTTGCCTCCTGGGGGGTGAGCTGCGCCTGCTGCTTGCCCCATTTGAGGTTGATCGCAGGTTGCAGTGTGCGAGATTTGACTAGTGACTCGACCCAAATTTGATCCGACTGCTGCTCTTTTCCAAAACCTTTAGCCATCAACGTTTGACTCCTCAAAAAAACGATTGCAGGCCCCGCAGTAGCTGTTGAGCACGTCGTTGGGGTTATAGCTGGTGCGGTGGCACTCCGGGCAAGTGAAAGTAGGGATTTCATGCTCCTGCTCTGGGCCGTCGGCACCGTTAAGCAGAAAGGTTTCCAGCTCCTGCTCTGACTCAAAGTGCTGGATACTCACCTCACAGCGCCCATATAGAGTGACGTTGAGCAGGTGAATAGCTGCGTCTACAACGCTTTTTAGGCGAGGGTTGTAGCTAATTTTGATGAGCTTTATGGGCATGACTCACACCTCCTCCAGCATTGCGGTGACAGCATCCTTGCCCAGCACCTTCACCAGCTTCTGCAGCCGCCACTTGCAGATGCTTTCAAGGCTGATTGAGGTCTTTTCGGTGTAGGGCTGTAGGCTCTTCCAGCCGATCCAGGTCTCGTTGAGCATGTCCCAGCAGCAGGCCTGAGTCTCGCTCATTTTGGTGATGACCATGGGGCTGTAGGGGCGATACTCGTCTACCACGATGTCTCCGATCTGCCAGCCCCCTCCAGAAGCCTCTACAACAGGCGAGGGCGTTTCCGCATCCGAGTGGGCGTTTTTCGCCTCTGGGGCGGCTGGCTGCGGCAGCTCTGCGGGGCTGGCTGGCAATTCGTTCAGCTCTGCTACCAGTAGGGTTTCGGGCTTGACGTTCGACTCTGTGCCGTCGGGCTGAAGGATGACCACGGGCAGGTAGTGGTTGTGGTCAAAGGCAATAACCTTGCCCAGCAGGGCGTAGCCTTTGGCGGAGACCACAGCATCGTTTAGGCAAAGGGGCCTACCGTCGGCGTCGTGGTAGGTGGGTTCCTCTAGCTCGGCTTTTTCCTCATCGGCGGGCTGATCGGGGTCTACTTTAGGCCTGGCCGCATTTCTCACCGCTTTACCCGTGACTCGGCCACCGGTGGCCACCTGTGCCTGCTGCAGCACCTCCATGCGCTCACTCTCTGGCACTTTGGCCAGCTCGCGCATCGCTCCCAGGCTCTGAGGCAGCTCGTTTTCCGCTGCGCCGGAAAGCACTAGGGACTGATAGACCTCACCGGCGATCGCATTGTCGTAGGCGTTGGACTTCTCCCAGCCCCAGCGCTCTTTGCAGTAGCTGATGAAATTGGGGTGGCCAGCCTCGCGCCATAGCTCCTCATTTTTCACGGCTGCCACGGCGGACCAGAGCCGAGAGCGACCCTCGTCAATCTGGGTCAAGCTAGCCTGAATTTCCTCTTCAAGCTGGGCCAAGCGAGCAGCTGGCTCGGCTTCCACAATCTCGGCTTCAACCGCTGCGATCTCACTTTCCGTTGCGTCAGAATCGGACTGCTCGGATGCTAGGAATTGCAGAGGAACTTCAACGGCTCGATCAAAACCGTCAAATCGCACCCAATAGCCGAAGTAACCGTGACGAGGCCTTACTGCCTCAACATAGCCTCGCTGCCTATCCGCTACGCCATTTAGGCCAGGGGGTGGTGAGGCTTGATCATGCTTGCTGTAGTCAGTTTGTACGCGATCTCCAGCGCAGAACTTTGGAACCACTACGGGCCGATCAGCTGGCTCTAGCTGATCCTCTGAGGCCCAGCCCTGAGTGCCGTTCTCCCAGCGCAGGAACGGTAGAAGCTTTGGTCCCGCGTTGGGCATTGGGCAGTAGTCTACTAGGACGCCGTAGCTAATGAGGGAAGGCAAGCTGCCAGTGCCCTCGGTGTTGAGGTCTTGCTTGAGCTGGTCGCCAAGCTGGAACTTCCGCTCTGGGGCCTCTGGTTCTGGCCGTGAGCTTTCAACCGTAGGCTCAGCAGGGATAGGCCGCTCAACCGTCTCTAACTGCTCAGTGCCGACGACACGGCGCTTTGAGTCCTTCGATACAACTGCGCTCTTTCCTACCATCTCGACTATCTCCAAAACTTCGTTTTTCAGGTCTCTGTTTGCGGGAAGGGGATGGGCAACCCTGACCAGTTGCCCTGGGGCGAATTGCTGTCGGGGTCGGGTTGCCATGTGCCTAACTCCAAAGGGTCGGCTGGATACGGGTTGGGTCTCTGCCTAGGTCTGCTGCGATGGGTGCGATCGCCGGTGGCCGGAGCAGGTTGAGTTGGCCTTGGCGCTCCAACTTTCTGGCCCTGTTGGCTAAGCGGAAGGGCCGGTCGTGCTCCAGGTGGCAGGGGGCACAGAGGGCCTTGAGGTTTGCATCAGAGCAATCGCTGGGCTCTTGGTTCAGGTGAGCCACGGTGAGCGTCCAGCGCTGCGGCTTCTCGCAGATGGTTGAGATAGCGGCCTGATTGACCCAATCCAAGTCAGGATGGGGCTCGCCCTCAATGCGGAGGATGAAGTCGTAGAGGGACTCACCGCTGATGCGGCAGGGGCGATCACAGTTCTCGCAGTGCCAACCCACAGACTCTTTTTTGGCCAGTGCGATCGCATCCCAATTCGGCGGATAAAGCTCACGCTGCATTGGCATTAGCTCTCTTCCACCTCTGCCGCTAAGTCCTCTGCATCAAGCTGCTTGATGCACTGACTAAGCCGATCAGCGCTGTCGTTGTGGGCCATCACCAGCACCCAGTGCCTTTTGCCGCTTATGTAGTCCTGGGAGAGTGACATGCGCCCAGCTCCCGACTCCTTCAGCAGCTGGGCCAACTGACCTATCGTGATGTCTGTGAGCTTTTGGTTTATCAGTAGTTTGTCGAGCGACATCAGGTCATCTCCGCAAATGAAAGTGATTTGAGTGAAACGGGGTAAAGCCCCACGCCAAAATCGACCAGCGCCAAGCCCGCTCTGTTGAGGCCGCAGTAGGTACCAACACGGCCCTCCCATGGGGTGAACCAAACAGGGATGGGTTTTTTCTTGTCCTCTGGGTTTGGCCTGGAGCGACCCTGAATTGGCTCGGTGATGCAGACGCGATCGCCGATTAGGAAGCGGATCTGATTACGGGACGGCTCTAGAACCGGGGGACTAACGGCAGCCACCGCTGCCGCAGTAGCTGCGATGCACTCGGGGGAGTCAGGGGCTTGGTAGTGCGCCCAGTAGATCGCCTGCAACTCCCTCGGAATTTGCCCCCAGTGGCGGCTGCACATCAGCAGGATTTCGCTGATCAGGCTGTCGCAGCCAGGAACCGCGCAGCAGTGGCAGAGTGGGATTTCAGGAGCAGGGGCTGGCTCAGATTCGGGCTCGGGGGTGAGGCTTAGTAGGCTGAGCTGCTCAATCACGCTTCCACCTCCTCAGCCACAATCACGCCGCTGAAGAAGTTGGCAAAGCTCTGAACTGAAGCGGCAAAGTCGATCTGCTCCTCTGGTAGAGCCACGATGGCACTGCTCTGGGACCGCGTCAGCACGATTTCGCTGCCTTTCAGGGTCAGCGCCAAGGCCAGGTCCTCGAAGATGTACCGGCGGCAGTTCAGCAGGTCGCCTAGCTCTGCCAGCTTGCAATCCTCCAGCCGGTGGCCAGCCCCTAGATCGCCTTCGTGCTTGTGCATCAGGTAGAGCGGGCCATTGCCTTTCGCCTGGCGAACCCGGCAGACGGTGAAGCAGGTGAAGGTGCTGCGGTCGAATGCGATCGCGCCGGGTTTGACCCAGGCGGGAAGCTGCGTCATCATGCGGCCTCCCCAGAGTAAATCTCTTTATTACCAGGGGTGTGCACCGCTCCCCCGGCGTCATGAGCTGAAACGTCTCGCAGATACCAGCCTTCAAGGACTTCAGCCCTTCCGTCCTGCGGCTGTCTAAACCTGTAAATGCGCTGCCTGGCTCCACGCGGACCCTCTTGGCAAACACACTCAAGCTTTATGCCTACCTTGCCCAAAAGAGCCTGGCAGATCTGTATTGGCGACATTTTCTCACTAGTGGTGATGCCCAAAATGGCCCTGATCTCCCAGCTGAATTTGCGGGCCGCCTCGGCGACCTCCAAGAGGAGGGGGTGTGCATCATCGTAGTGAGTGCGATCGCCCGCCTCAATCTCGGCCTCATCGGCCCTGGTGCCACCGTTAAAGCACTCCTGGGTGTTGAAAAGCTTTTTGATGCCCAGGTAGTCGAGGGCCTTCACCCGCAGGCTTAGTTGCGAGCGGTTGAGGGTGGGTAGCCAGGCAGCACCAGATTTCAGCTGGGTGTCAAAAGCTCCCCGATCGCGCTCTGCCAGAAAGCTATTGCCGAGGGTGAGGTAGTAGAAAAGCCTGAGCTGGGGATACCAACCGTCAGCATCTTTTGCCACCAGCTCGGGGGTCACCTCCTGCCCGTAGCGCTGCTGAATTTCGTATTTCCGCTGCTTATACCACTCGGATTTGGTTTTGGCCTTTTTGCCCTTCAGCTCCTCATACTCGCGCTCGGTGTGAATCTCCTCCTCAGCTGAAGTGGCTTCGCATTCCTTGGCGAACTGCTCCCGCTTAATTTTTTCCAGGTCAACGTTTAACCCCACAATGGGCCGCACCTGGTCGTCCTCCGTAACGGTGTGCCCCTCTTGCTGCAGGCCGTAGAGTACCGAGTCCCGATAGCGAACTGCTCCCGCATTGATGCGGCAGGCCATTGCTGCCCAAATTCGCAGCACCGAGCCAAAGGCCGAGATCATGTCATCTCCCAGGGCTGCGTAGCTGAGCACCTGGGCGCTGCGCTTAGCGAGCTTGTACTCTGCGGCCAGGATTGAGCGCACAGATGTGCCGCCGTTGCCAACTCGGCCTACCCCAAAAGGGCTGCACCAGATGTGCCTGGGCACCGGCTCTCGCACCCGGGCCAGTGACTGCCTGGCAGAGTTCTCAGGCAGCACACCCTGCATACAGCCCCAGACGCTGGTGAAGTGGCCTCTGATGTCGATGCTCACCCCGGTTTCGATGGTGGGAGAGGCTATCACCGCGTCATACCCCAGCAGTACCTCATTGAGGTTGGAGGTGCAGAGGTAGGCTGGGTGGCTGGGGTCGGCCACGCTTTGGCTATCAATGCGCAGCACCCGCAGCTCTGGGTATCGCTCATTGAGCAGCTTCTCCAGCGTGGTGGTGCTCCACTTGGATTTCGTTTTTTGCGACTGCGTAACTACGAAGGGCTTGCCCCCGTCGCCGATGTGCTCCAGCAGTGCTGCCATCCATTGGGCGGGCTTGCTCTGGCGGTAGAGCGTTACCTCCCAAGGCTCCTGCGGCTGGTAGCGGTTGGCCACCACAAAGGACTCAAACTTGAGCCGGTTGTTGAGCAGGGAATGAACAAAATCGAGGCTCAGATCTGACAGGTCGGCATCGGAGAGAACAATGCGGCCCCTGTCGCTGGCCAGCACGCCGTTGAGCAAGGTCTGCAGCTGCTTGAGCACTTCGACCCGGCGATTTTTGACCTCTGTGGTGGCGCTCAGCAGGTGCCAAACAACCTGCTCGCATTCGTCGATAATGACCAGCGCATTGCTCCAGTCCTCGGCATTGAACCGGGCTTGAGACTCGGGGTGCAAGCTATCGATGCACACGCCATAGCCCAGCAGCGAGCCCTCCTCGCTGCTGCGCAGCTCGGTCACGTAGGGCAGGTAGACGCGATCGCAAATGGCCTGACCCAGCTGCACTCGGTGAGTGATAAGCAGGGTGCGCTGGCCGCGAGCGCTGGCCTCTTCCACCAGCGACCGGAAGCTCTCGGTTTTGCCGGTGCCTTTGGGTGAGCTGATGGCAATAAGCTTCGCTGTGGGCGGGATGGGGATGTCTCCTAAATAGCGCTGGTTAAGCTCCAGATCGGTTTTGTAGGTCAGCCTGCTGTAGCGGATCACCGTCCAAAGCTCAAAGCTAGGAGCGCCATCGTAGAGCGCTGCAAAAGCTTCCCAGCCGTGCGCCACTATGAAATCGTCCACCCCCTTCTGGGGGCCAGGCAGCTCCAGCACCTTCACCTGGCATTTGGCCCTGCTGAACTGCACCTTGATTTTTTCGATTTCCAGGTCTAGCTCCAGCCGCTGCTCCTGGCGGGTTTCGTAGTCAAAGCAGACCGTGACCTCTCGGTTCTCCGTGGCAAAGTGTTTTAGCTCTGGGATGAGGTAGGGCTCCAGCAGCCGGTTGCCCTCTTTGTCACGGGTGCGCACGGCGTTGCGAATACCTGGAATTGCGATCGCGGGGATACCGAGAGAGAGCATGGCCCCAGCCTTCTTCTCCCCCTCGACAATAGCCACAGGTAAAACGAAGCGGTCTACCCACGGCCAGAAGCCTTCATCCTCAATGGGTTCTCGTGCCTGGCTCAGGATTTGATGAGCTTTTTTGAACTGACCTCTGGCGGCTGCGAACCAGGCATCCCCCTCAAAAATCTGTGCAGGTCTATCGTCATCACTTCCAGTAGCGGGCTCTTGTGAACTTTGTAGTTGCTGGCCCTTGGCTTTCGCCGCTTGTTGGAGCTTGTCATAAAGCCTTGACCGGAATGCACAGTACGCTGTTTCATAACTGTCTTTGATCCTCTCTGCTGTTAAAACTGAATCGGCGTAACTCACGCGCAGGAACGTAGCGCGGGTTGGTTCCCCGGCTGGGCTCTCGTATTTGACCGGGCGCTGTCGCTCTGAGTCAAAGTGAGGAGTGTCAGGCTTGAACCTGAACCAGCTCGACTGCTGCCAGTCGTTGAGCGGGTCAAGCCCAAAAAGACCCCATCCCCCCTGGCTAGGGCCTTCGTAGCGCTGCAAAATGCGCCTCATCCCAGCGGTGACATAGATTTTTGAGTGTGGCCCCAGCTTGCTAAGGGGCTTGTCAGCCAGCATCTCAATGACCGCCTGACCGGAGTATTCAGACAGATTAAGTGCCGCAATATGGGGAGATACTTGGCTGCCTGTAACCCATTCCTGCCAGTGCTTTGGGGCGATATGACTTGGGGCAGGTGGAGTGTCTATCGAAACCATCAGAACCTCAAAACAGCAAACAAAAAGGCGTCGGCCAAAGCCACGCCTGAACTCACTACCGAGCGATCGCACTGCAGCAGCGTGCTTAAGCAAGCTGACTGAGCGGGTGAAGTGCATGTAAAATCTGACTGTTCGGGAATTCCGTCCCGATTCCGAGTGTTGCTTCGTGTTAGATTCATTAAGATAGCCATCGTTGTGATGCTCGTCACTGCGACGCCTGCGTTTCGGTGCCCGTCACTGCGATATCCAAGTTGTTGCCCCCTTTGGGCTGCAATTTGTTGAAGTAAAAAATTCTCAAAAGCCCTCACAGTCCTACCTGTGGGGGCTCTTTATTAACCGCTAAGCCGCTCGCTGCTTTGGGGAGAGCAATTGCTCCTCCTCCTGCTCCTGAGATGCTTTTGCGGCCTCTTCTGCCAGCATTTCCTCCACCTTCTGTGCCTCCGGCTGTTTGGCTAGCCACTCTTCGATAGACGTGCTGATAACCCAAACCTGAGAGCGGCCAGTCAGTCGGCAGAACGTGGAGAGTCGCTTCTGCGTGGACCTGTAGACATTAATTCCAGCTAGGTGATCGCCTCGGGGCATTTTCTTCACTCCAATCTTGAATCCGCGATCCTGAGTGTACGATCTAACTCTTGCGATCGCAACAGTAAGTACCAAGATTCAGGAAAGTTAGGAGACGCTCACCCGAAAAACCCTAGGATCGGGGTTAAATCCTGAATCATGGATGTGTGACCTCAAATCTCAAACTTATGGATCCAACCAAGGCGTCTAGGGCTGGAATCGAAGCGTACTCAATGGTTTTGCTTCACTGTCGAGAGCAGTTGGGGTTAGAAAATTGGCAGGACTTTGTGGACCTTCTCAAGGAAAAAACCGGCTACTCTCCACCAAGATCCATGTTTCAGCGGTACCAGAGCACCAGTTTCGCCTCGCTCCCCAACTCTGGAATTGCCTTTGCCCTCGAAGCTATGGGCTCCTTCAAATTTCCCAACGGTGACCCGGTAACCATGTTCGCCCTTCAGGAAGTGATTATTGGCGTCAGAGCCGCGAACGGTGACCTAGTCGTGAGAAATGGATTCAAGACGGGTAACGGCAAGCCAAGCAAGTGACCCATCTGGCTTAGCTGAGACTCTGGCGGTGTAGCGCTGCCTCTCCCCGTCGCCAAACACCGCCTCATACACGCAGAACTGGTCCTGGCCAGTGCTTTGAGACCGTCTGACGGCGCTGATAATTTCGTCATGGGCCGTCTGGCCAATTACCTGAGCAATGGTTTTTCCCAAAAGCTCATTGGGGGCTACCTTGGACCTTTGCCCCTGCTGTGGGATGAAGCTGAGGTAAACCCCGCTGGGGCTGATGGTGATGATGCTGCGGAGCTGTCTGGCATCCTTCATCAGGAATCTGCACAGCTCCTTGAGGTCACCCTCCCCTGAGTCGTCCGTGAAAAGTTGCTCGCACCAGGCCCGTAGCCCCTCTGCCTCAACAGGCTGATTGTCATTGAGTTTCAGGGTGCGAAATTCTGCAACACGCTCTGCGATCGCTAGCACGTTGCCCATCTCATCAAAAAAGCCATCTGGCATTGGATCCGTGCGGATGCCCAGTTGCCATCCGTTGGCTGCTAGCTGTATTGAGCAATCGACGATAAAGGGGTATTCAGCCTTAAGGTTCGCAAGAATCCGCTCTTTGATCAGCGTGTGTTGCAGAGGCGTAGAAACCATGAAGTCCCGTTATGCAAACATTTGCCCTAACGGTTTTATTCTGAACCAGAAATCAGGGCTAGGGCGCTCAAATTGAGACTTTCGTAGGTAAAAGCCCTCGAAACTGCATCAGCCTCGGTACTGGTCAACCAAGAAGGTTGAAAGCTCTGCATCCTTGCGCTCTAGGGCCTCCGGGAACTTGACCCGGAGGAAGCTCTTATACAGCTCCACGAAATTTCCCTTACCCAGCAGCAGTTTGTTGGGCAGAAACGCAATCGGCTTGAGCTGTGGCTCTCCCCGGTCGAGGTAACGGATCACCTCGGTGATGATGCCAGGCCACTGGGGGTTGAGGATGTCATCGATTGCGATGATGCCGTGCTCTGCAATGACCTGCTCAGCCAGCAGCAGGTCGTGCTTAAAGACCGTAGCAGAGTGGCCACCGTCTATGGAAAAGAACCTGGCCTGTAGCCCGTTGGGCATTAGGTGGCGTGGGCTGATGTCGAGCGAGGAGGCCTGAACTATCAGCACATTGTGCTCTGGCAGCAGATTTCTGGCATGGTCCCTGAAAATGTCCTGGGTCAAGGAATGGATGCCCGTTGAGCCCACCTCGTCATAGCCCGGCAAGTCCTCATTGCGGGCCTGGTCCTCAAACAGGTCAACCGCGATGCAGATCTCTCCCTTTTCCGCTGCACCGGAAAACGCAAAAAAGTAGCGACCGTGGTAAGTCCCAATCTCCACCAGGTTCCCAGCGAACCGCATGTGCCTTTGAAACTCGCATAGCCTAAAGGTCATGATGGCTGTCGGCTTATGCAACCACCCCTCGATCCGGTCAAACTGCTCCAGGTACTCGGTTAGCATCATTTGCAGCCCTCAGGTTAGCCTTTGAGCATCAAATCATATCTGCCTCATAACATCCAACGGGAATCGGCTCAAGCTGCCGGGAATTCTGAGCTAAGCGTTTCTGTTCCTAGCTCATGAAAACCTTCACGACCCGCGCAGGCTGGGCCTTCACTGGCCTGTTCGGCCTCTGCGCTCTTGTCAGCGTTAGCCAGATCGGCATAGCCCTAGCAATGCTCACCATGGCCACCTCCGTCGCACCGCCTACCGGAAGGCTTTTAGGCAAATACTCCGTGCCCAAGCGCCTGCTCATTAGAAGCTTGATTTTCTGCTCCGCGCCCCTCGTCAGCCTCATTGCCACAGATCCTGCCGCTGTTGAGGTGGCTGCTGCCCCGCCCGTGCAGCAAGTGGCTGCAGCACCAGAGCCTGCACCGGCACTAGAGGCACCAGCCGGTATCGGCCTCTCCAGGGCTGGCTTTCAGAGCATATTTGAAAAGCCTGAAATTGGCTTTGTTTTTGAGCAAAGCTCTCCCGTTGGTGGCCAACCTAGGGTGCAGGGAACCTCTGAAAACAACCTAGTTCATGTTGAGTTAATCGGCCCTGATAACGAGCTAACGCAGGCAACCATGATTGCGGGTTTACCGAATGACGATGACTATGCTCTAGCCGAAAACTCTGTTCACCTCACGGGTTTTATGCATCTTGCCTCACCGGGATGGGACGGCGGCAAAGACTGGCTACGAAATGGCTTGGACACTCTTGCCTCAACTTCCGACACGGAAATTCAAACTGCTCATGACGGTAAAACCTACACCCTAAGCTTTTCCGAGGATCTGGGCTTTGTAATGCTGGTAGTCAAACCCGCAGGCTGAGACCAAGTTTTCAACAAAAAGCCCCCCGGCCTAAGGCCAGGGGGCTTTTGCGTTTGTTCCTGTCCACAGTTTGCCCTAGATCACACACTTAGCGCTTGGCTCTCCAGCGGCGCAACGGGCATCTCTACTGCCGCAGCGCAGCTAGGGCACAAGTCTATGCAGACCTTTTCCTGAGCCTCAGTCAGCCAGGTGCTCTCCAGCCGCACGTACTGCTCAGAGCAAATCTCTTCACAGCGATCGCAAAACGTATCTTCAATGTAGGCATCGGCCAGAGCAGTCTTGCGCAGCCCTTCTATTGCTGAGCGACCTGGGTGTTCCTTCATCCAGCGTAGGTACAGCTCTCCCCGAGTTGGCTCAAGATTCGTGCGCAGTCCCATTTCCTCAATGCACGGCTGGCAAATATCAGCTTTGAGGCGCGGTTGGCCTTTAGGCTTTGCGGGGCGGCTCTTTTTAGACTCGGTGACCAGGTGCCACCAGCCGGTGAGTGACATCGTTTCCTCAGTTGCCGGCACACGGCAGCGATCGCAAACACAAACTTGGGTCATGGCTCCAATTCTTCCTTAACGATTTTCTCAAAAGCCTCTTCGATGCTGATGTTCTCGCGGTTAGCGACTATGTGCAGCCGCTCCAGGTGGTTATGCCAGTTGCGGTTGAGATAAGTGATCACGGCAGTTTGCAGCACTGACGCAATTGACTTGTGGATGAGCTTGGAGACCACCATCAGCTTGGCCCAGTCCAGGTCACTCAGCTCACCAATGGAAGGCCTTGATTGAGCTTTGGAGGGCCTTGGGAGCGTGACTTTGCTCCAATCGCAATCCTTCATTGGCTGTTCATCTGGCATGGCTGCTCACTAATCACTAGCCCAATCCTACGCAATCAAGCACCCATGCAGTACCCGTAAGTTATAGGATTGTGACTAATTCGGCATGAGTGCTCCACCCATGCCCTACCCATGCGGTATATTGAGAATGTGCGAACCTGGTTTGCGAACTGACAAAACTCTTCACGCGAACCGCTCATGAACCGCGCCAAAAACTTTGCCAAAACAAGGAAAAAACAGATGCTGATTGACGAAGGAACCGAGCAACAAACCGAGAAGTCCAGCAATATCGAACCGAATGAGAACCAAGAGCAAACCACCCCCGAACCTGCTGCGAACCAGGTCGAACCGATTAACTACTGGAGCGAGATTGGGAGCCTATTTTCGACTCACGACAAAGCAGACGGGGCATTTTCGGCCCGCGAGCTGGCCCGTGAGTTTGGCGTTAGCGATACAGCCGTAAGGAAAGCTTATAAAGCTCTGATTCAGGTCGTCTCAAGCGACCTGTTGAAGGCGGATGACAAGTTTACTGAGCTAGGGAAGTCGCTTATGCAGGCGTATTTTCAGAGGGCAGACCAGCTAACCGGGGCCGCTTGGATTCACGGTCTCGCAGAGGTTGTGGGAGCACTGCCTGAGGCTGTTACCACCATTCCTAAAGAGTCCGTTGCCGAAAACTGGAAAACTCGCAAGGAGGAGCTTGAGAAGGAGCGAGGGGCAATCGTTCTCAGCGCCAAAAACAAGCTCGACGCCCTCGTAGCTGAGATAGATGCCGATGATTTGGGCGAGGTGGAGGCCGGAGAGGCCGAGTTGGAACTAATCAGGGAACGGGCCTACGAGAAGGAGATGGCCCGTCAGCTCGCCGAGATTGAGGGCAGGTTGCAGGCCCGCAAGGATATCCGCAAACGTCTGCAGCAGTAGCGCTCTGGCCGTTGAGTGCGATCGTAAATTCTCAAAATCAAAGCGATGACCTATGACCCAAAAAGCTGACCGACCGACGATCGAAGCTCTGGCCGCTCGCATCCAGTCCGCCAGCCCAGAGCTGACCGCTAGACAAGCCCGCCGCCGTGCTGTCTGGCTCCTGCAACAGCAGATCACAGAATAACCCCCGAAACCAGTTTCCACGCCACTTTCGGGGGCCTTCATCCCACGCAAACCACGTAAGGACTTAACCCAATTATGAATAGCAACTTCGACCAATCGTTTCAAGAAGCAGCCTTCGAGACAGCCAAAAACTACATCGGGCAGCTGGCCGACCGGCCAGACCTGCTTAAGAAACTGGCAACGGAAATCGCTGAGGTTGCCCCGCCTGGAAGTCTCCCCCAACGGCTGCAGCCGAAAAAAATGACTAGATAACCCCCGAAACCAGTTTCCACGCCACTTTCGGGGGCCTTCATCCCACGCAAACTACGTAAGGACTTAACCCAATTATGGCTAACTGCCTGACCTATTACCTCGATCTGCCTTCGGTGCAGGCCCTACAGCAGCGTTACGGCAGCACCCTGCAGCACCTCACCGTAGAGACTCGCCTGCACCTGATGGCCGCCCTAGCGTATGCCGCATCAGCTGTCCAGCAGGACGGCATCTCAGAGCGCCTAGACATTGCCCTGCTAGACGCTTACCCCACCGCCGACAGCGAACTGCTGACTCTGGTGCAGCAGCTTGACGAAGAACTCACGAGTTGGGGGGAAGCAGTCACCTTGGTCAATGCGATCGCAGAAAGCCTCTGCTACGCAAGCGTCTAGCTTCCTCGCCCCTACTGCTGTCGGTAGGGGCCTTTGCCGTGATTCAGGGACAGCCATGAATTTCATTCCAACCGATAAACACAAAGCCGTTAGCCGGTGGGGCCTGCCAGTCCTCGCTGGGTTTTCTGCGTGTATGGGCCTGCTGGGAACTCAGAACACGCTGGCAGTCTGGGACAACATGAGCGAGCGCGAGACAATGACGCGGGTTTCAGTGCAGCGCTCTCAGCTGCGAGCTCAGGAAAAAACCGAGGCCGAGCTAGCCCAGATTCAGCAGCGAGCGCAACTCTCAGACGCCTACCAGCGGGCCAACGTGCTCGACCACACCTGCGGGGTCAGGCTCAACCGATTTCGCTACAACCCCGGCACCGTCGATCAAGACCTCATCAACTGGGGCCTCAACCCCACTGCACCGATTTTCAACCCCGCGCTGGGGCGCTGGTATCCCCTCTATGCGGAATCCGGCCACTTGGTCGCAGCCGTTAAGGATGGCGCGGTCATCACCATCGACACCGAGCCCGCCATGAGCGCCGGAAAGATGTGCACGTTTGGCCAACTCAAGTAACTGGAGACTCAACCGATGAAATCAGCTAATCCTCCCGCAGACACCACCACACCTGCAGACACCGCTACCAGGGACAACAACTGGAAGCCTAAAGCCTCTAGTAAAACGCCCCTGCTGGCTCAGCTGGGCCGCCCCATCGTTTGGATTGCTCGCGGCCTGGCCTGGCTGACAGAACCCGAGGAAGCCAAGGGCAGAGGCAAGATTGAAATCACCGGCAAGGTGCTGCTGTTCAGTGCCGGCATGGTCTATGCCTACGGCCTCACCACCGAGAGTCTGCTCGTGCTGCTCAACGCCGGCACCAGCGAGATTTACGGCTCTGGCCGGGTCGCCGAAGACGTCAGATTCGTTCCGAAGCTAGGCGTCTCTGATGGGGCTCAGCTGGGCCGAGTGCTGCCCAGTCCCCTGAAGCTGGTCCGCCTAAGCTCCAACTTCGCTTTCGGCTGGGTGCCGGGCTACCGAGCTTTCGGCAACACCAGCTTCGACAATTACCTCGTCTGGGCTGACCCCAACTTCTACATCGCGCTAGTGGGAGCTGCGGTCAGCGGCATCCTTCAGGCCAAAGCAATCCGCTCGGTCAGCATCAAAGTTCGTAAAGCCAGGCTTGACCGGGTTCGCAAATATCGGGTAGATGACCTCAGCCCCAGAGCTCTAGCGATCGCAAAGATCCGAAACGCTGAATTTCAGTACGCCGAGGTAGACAACTACATCTTCGATGGCCTGGTGATTGTGACCAGCTACGTTTTTGAAATCGGCTGCTTCCTGGTCACTTTTGAGCACAGCGGCAGCACCGTTGTGTTCCTGCTGCTCAACGGGGTGATCGAGGTGTTCGGCTTCGAGAGCTGTTACAAATTGACCGGGCTGACCGACCTGGAAGATGAGGAGGTGCAGGCATGAGCACCGAGATTCAGCAGCAAGTTTCAAACGCTCAGATCGTCCTCAAGCGCCGTCTGACATCACTGGTGGAAGACGCCCAGGCCGAGCGCGCCGCCGGGAATCTGAGCAAGACCTTGGGGCTGACCAGCCTAGCGCTAGGGGGCCTGGCTGCCATCACGACTGGCGGGCTGGCCACCATCCCGATCGGCATCGGTGTAGTGACCTACATAGCTGGGGTGATGGGCCAGGCCAAGAAGACTGGCCGGGTGATGCTCATCCCCTTCAGCGATACCGGTACCGCCGAGATGCTAGGGGCTGCTTCTGGTGCTCAGATGGAGTTGCCAGAGCTCGAAGACTACAGCTACATGAGCGCCGCCCAAAAGGCTGAGTACGCCTTGATCCTCACCTGCGGCAACAGGCTGGCCCATGCCCTAGCTCAGCTCCCCAGTGACGAGCACCGCTACTTTGCCTACAGCGTGGCAAAGCGCCGGTTCCATGAGCTGTACGGGCAACACATCAAGCACACCCCCGAGCTGCTGATGGCCGTTGATGCTGCCGAAGTGGCTGAGTACGTCCTAGCCAGTGAGGATGATTTCAAGCGGCTACGGGCAGGGGCACAGCAGCAAGCAGCCCTGCCGGCAGACTCTACGCCTGAACCCGAGCCGCAGCCGACCGGGGGCAACATTGGGCCGACTACCCGGCTAGGTGCGATCGCAGTCCCAGCTGAGTCGGTTCAGCCCTGTGACGACAGTTCAGCCGTCAGAACTGCCATTCCTCGCGGAGTGCTGTCGCTGCGCCCAGAGACGCACCTGAAGCTGCTGGCACCGTCTAGGGGCGGCAAGACCAACACGCTGCTGCACCTGCTGAAAGACGCTCAGCATGTCACCTACCTGACCTTGAAGGACAGCGATCGCGTGCCCCACCACTGGAAGGGCTACCGGTTGCGGGCATTCAACATCCATGCCGATGTCGCTGCTGTCCTGGCAGAGGTGCAGCCGATGATTGCCGCCATTCTCGATGGCCGGTGCAAGGAGACTCACTGGCTGGTGCTAGACGAGGCCCTGGCCGTCACTGACCTGCTAGAGTCACAGGCCGAAACCGACGAAGACAAGAAAGTGACCAAACAGTTCAGCAGCCTGATTAAGCTCCTGCTGGCGACCGGAGCCGCCCAAGGGGCAATGCTGGCCCTGATGTCGCAGACCCAAAACGGCAGCGATATCAAGGGCATCTCTGCCGCCAGTTTGCAAAACCTTTGGTCTGTCATCTGCGGATCGGAGCGGTGCGCCGATGGCTTCTCCCACATGCCGGCATGGTACTCGAAGCACGTCGATTCTCTGACCGGGCCGCAGGTGGCAGAATTGAAGAAACTTGATAGCGGTTTCTATCAGCTGGCAGCCGTCAAAGGTGAGCCGTTGCTGTGCTCATTCCCTCAGTTCGACGGAGATGTAAAACCCTGCCTTGTACCCGGTCGTATGGCCTACCCGAGCCCCTCTCAAGATGCTGAACCCACCTATGGAGCCGCACCCCAAACTGACCAGCAGCGGCTAGAGAATGCCTTCCAACAGCAGACATCTGAATCGGTAGAAGCCAAGGTAGTCGCTTACCTAGAACGACAAGACGGATTTGTCCCTGGGCACCAAATCAAGAGTGCGATCACAGACCTAAAAAAACTCTCTGCTGAGGAGGCTAAAGCGGTCTTGAACCGAATGGCTGAAGAGGGAATGATTCTGAGCAGATTTGAGAATGGTGCCCCCCTCTATGCCGTAAGTGGCACAGCCTAGGCAAAATGCTCAGGATACTCAGGATGGAATCCGAAAACCCCTCAGGACGGCTCAGGATTATCGACAGGATGGGCATCCTGAGCCGTCCTGAGAGTCCTATCCTGAAAATCCTGAGCGAAACGTCCTGAGCATCCTGAATTGGCTTAAGCGGCATCCTGAGCCGACTGGCACACATGGTTCTTAGTAGGAGAAACCCATACAAACCGCACCACGCCGCCTCTCCTGGGCGGTTTTTTCATGCCTTAGCAGCGCCCAGGCATGAAGCCATTTGCTGCAGGCCTTCCTGAAGTCTGCGGCTGACCGTCATAGGGCTAACACCAATTTTTTTAGCTACCTCTTTTCGAGATAGACCGTTGTAAAACACAAACTCAATCACAGTGCGCGTGCCCTCTTCCAAGCCCTGCATAGCTCGCTGCAGTTGCGCCCGATCTTCCTCAAGTTTTTGCATTACTTGGTAGTTCGCATCCGGGAGAGTTTCTCCCAGCGTAATCGCAGAATCATCCTGTCCGCCTACCCTGGCATCAAGGCTTAGGAGGTGACGATTTTTGTTCGAGAACTTAGCCTCCTGCCACTCGCTCACCGGCACACCCAGCGCCTGGGCCAGCTCAGTCTCATCAGCCGTGCGCCCCAGCACCCGCTGCAGCTGCGGCTGCAGTTTCTGCGCCTCCTTCTGCAAGTCCTGCCAGCGGCGGGGGATTTTGACGGTGCCGCTGCGATCGCGCAGGTAGTGCAGCATGTCCCCCCGAATGTAGGGCACCGCAAACGAGCTGAAAGCGCAGCCCTGAGTCGGATCGAAGCGCTCGATGGCCCGGATCAGGCCCAGGTAACCAATCTGCTCCAGGTCTTCATAGGGCTCATTGCACTGCTGTAGGATGCGGTGTGCAACTTTTCGCACTAGGCCTGCATTGAGCCGTACCAATTTATTTCGGCCTTCGGTTGAAGGGTTTTGCTTGTAAGCAATCAAAGCTTCGAGGCAGTTCGTAGCGGCGGGAGTAGACGGGCGCATACTGAGGCGGGGGCGAGGTGGCTAAACCTATCATCGGTAGCGCTTTAGACCGTGCCATTGAGACAACTACTGAATTTCTAAGTCAGCCCGCCAGAGCCATGCGTAGATTTGCTGCCTACTGCTTCGCCGCCGCAGGTCTGCCCAGCCAGAATCCTTGCCCGAAATCGCAGCCGTAAGTCTTAAGCCACTGCAGCTCCGCCTCGGTTTCAATACCTTCAGCGACGACTTTTAGGCCCAACTCGTGAGCCATGACAATAACTGTGCCCACCACCGTTTGCAGGCCCGGATCGTGGTCCACCCCTTTGATCAGGTGCTTGTCGATTTTGAGTGCCTGCACTGGATAGCGGGTGACTGCTCCCAGATTGGAATAGCCCGCACCAAAATCGTCGATGGCCAACAGGTGGCGCTTGCTCAACCGCCTCAACTTATCGACCAGAGACTCAATGTCGAGACTTTGAGTCTCCACAATCTCTAGCCACAGCCTGTCTGCGGGGGCACCGTAGCGCGCGATTGCAAACTCGACCATCTCCTCAAAGGCCACCAGCTCCAGTGTTGAGGGCTCAATATTGACAGCCACAGCCCAGGTTTCGCCAGTATCAGACCAAGCCCGCAGCTGCTTTGCGGCCAGCCCCAAGACGATACGGCAGATCCAGGTCTCCAGCCCCAGGTGCCTGGCAAAGGGCAAAAAGTAATTTGGGTAGCGCAGGCCGTTAGGGTGTTGCCACCGCACCAGCGCCTCCTGAGCCAAAATCCTGCCGGTAGCCAGGTGGACAATGGGTTGATACCACAGGACGAACTGCCGCAAGCGGATTGCCTCCAACAGCTCATCCTTAAGCACTTCCAAGGCCGACACCTCCTGATGCCGGGTGATGCTGTGGGCAAACACAAGCGAGTAGCTATGGTCGAAGCACCCCACCACCAGATGCATCCAAAAACTTTGTCCGTCTGGGCGGCAGCAGTGGCCGTCCAGCTCATAGCTCTCCACGCTGCCCGCCATCAGCGCCTGATGCTGCTTGTGGGCCGCTGCCTGCTCCCCTAGGAGGGCCAGTTCGCTCAAACATACCTGCCCTTCAATTTCGCTTCTGGAGTGCCCCAGCAGCGCCGCAAAGGGCTCATTGCACAGCCAGATCACCCCCCTGCTATTGACGGCAGCAGCGGCAGTAGGGCACAGCGCGATCGCGGCAGCCAGAGTTGAAATCATTTGTGGATTACGACTACGACCATAGCCGTCAGGAAAGCCAGTAACACGAGGAGTCGGTACATTGCTCCCGACAGAGAGATGGGCGACTGCAGCCAGTCGAGAGCATCCGCAGCCAACGCCCACGGCATCTTGCTTTTGTCTCCGGCACCCTGTTGAACAGTTGGCTCTGGCTTTGGACCAACAGCCGGAGTTAGGGCCGGCTTCAAATTGCAGGTTGGCGTCTCGTCTTCAGCGATGGTATGCAGGGTTTCATCATCATCAAAAGAGATGCGAACGCGAGCTGCAATGGTGCCAAAGTCGATTGTGTCCCCTTCCATCAGGTTTCGCCATTGAGAAGGGGCGATCCGCTCGCCATTAACGAACGTGCCGTTGAGGCTGCCACAATCCAAAAGCTGCCAAGCCCTTACCTCTTCAAAGTAGCGAATTAGGGCATGAGCTTTGGAGACGGTTGGTTTGTGGAAGGTGATTTGGCTCTCAGGAGACCGGCCCACAGTCCAGGGGGACTTACCTTCTGGAGCCTGATCCGTATCGAGAATGCGCGGGCGGGTCGAAGCGACGAAATAACAGGCAAGTCTGGCCATTGGTGCTGAGGGTGGATGGAGCGATGGCACACTTGCCACACCTTTAAAGTTCCCTGAGGCTCAGCCCTCGACTTTCCGCGCCTCCACGCTGCACCGATAGCCTCGGCCCTTATCGAGCTGGTGCCGCACCCGGCTGAGCAGATACTTGCCGTCGAGCCGTTTGAAACCCTCCAAGGTGAAGCAGCTGCCCGCCGCAAAGAGCACATTGCCCTCAGCCTCAAAGTCCAGCTCCACCCGCGCACTGTTGGCCCGCTTGAGGGCAGCCACCGCTTTTAATCGAGCCTGGGCCCGGCTCTCCACCCGTTCGCGGATACGCAGGATCGACTCACTCGCGATCGCACCCTCCTGCCCATCCTTGGGCTTGGGCACCTCGGCTCCGTTGAGGTCAATCGTGACCTCGATGAACTCGCCGCTCTCAGCGTTCTGGTAGCTCACGGTGGCCGCCTTGTAGGTGCCCGACGCGCTCCGTCTGAGCCGGTAGTTGGCCATCTCAGTGCGCTTGACGGTGAGCACCGGCGCTGCCGCCTCCAGGTCGCTCTCTTGAAAAAATACCAGGCGCGTGGTGCCCTCAATTTTGAACAGCAGGCCGTATTCAGCCGCCGTCTCGCGCAAAAACTCGAGATCGGTCTGCTCCGACTGTGACAGGCGCTTGAACCTGATGTTAGGAATCTCGCCAACCAGCTCCAGGCCGTGCTTTTCAGCAATTCGGCTTGCGATCGCACGCAGGGTCGTGTTCTCGTAAGCCTGACTGCGGCGCTCCCTCAAACTGGAGGTCAGCGGCACCGCCTGCGCCTGCAACTTGAACCCGTCAGGCATACCCGACCACTCTGGCTCATCCACCTCAAACTGCACCGGCCCTAGACGCGCCTCACCCTCATAGCCCAGCTCCAAGGCCACGCGATCACCCTCGGCGGGCAACCACGTATCGAGCCACCGCAGGTCAGAGTTGAGCAGCGCAATGGCCAGGTCATCGGCCTCCCCCTCCAGGTTGTCCGTGTAGGCAATCTGGAGGGTCAGCGGGTTGATCTCGTTGGTGATGTCGGTGCCCAGGTAAGTGAGCTTAAAGACGGCGGCGCGGGGCATAGCAGGAGCGGTGTGGGATGGCTTCAGAGTGCCCCTGCAGCACTAGCCCCCAGCGAGTGCCGGGGGCTAGTGCCTCATTCCGATGCGGCGGAAAAATTAGGGGCGCAGCTCGGAGCGGCCCACCGAGTCGTGCTTAAGCACGGCCTAGCTCCTGACAATTTCGTCTAGAGAGACTTCGCGCCCTGCCCATTCGCTGCACAGCCGTCGCAGAGCCAGCAGGTTGTCCATCTTTGCGCTCTCCAAATCCCCCTCTTTAGCCTTCTTGAGCGTGTAAGCATTGAGGCCAAATTTAGGCCCATACTCCACGTACACAGCGTTTACTGTCTTGGCCTCAGGCCAAAACGCAGAAATATCAATAGTCGCCATCAACGCAGCCGTCATAATCGCCTCCCGAATTATCAGTCTTTGTGAGGCAATCATAAACAGTTAACTAGTATTAGTCAATAGCCTATTATAGGGCATTGACAATCTACAATCTATTGTAGACAATAGGAGGTGTGAGCCACCTAACCGCTCACACAACAAAACCCCCACCAGCTTTTCCAGGGCGTCGGCGGGGGTTTTGCGAAAACCACATCGATGGAGTTTCAACTCAAATGGTATCAACATTTCCCGCGATCGCAAGTTCTACCGCCGTCGCAGCTCCCGGCATTAACCGTGGCTCTGGCCGCGACACCGAGCCTGATATCGAGCAGCTGCTGGCCCGGCTCAATGCGATCGCACCCTCCACTCAGGAGGTCACCCTGCGCATCGCCATCGACGAGCGTGACGCTGTCATGGATGAGACCGAGTGGCGCTGCTGGGGCAGCTGCGATGCCGCCTTTGGCAATGCAATCCGATTCCTCAACCGCCCCTATCTGGAGGGCTACCTGCGCGAACTGGGCCGACGCCCCCGCGACAGCCAAGGCCAAATTGTCTACGCTACCCAGTCTGCCAACACCGTGAACTGGAGCTGGACCGAGCGCGACCCGCAGCCGCTAACTGACTGCTAAATCCCACGGGCGGGCCGCCCCGCCCTTCGCCTCACTCCAGCACTCCCTACAGCAATTGAAAAATGACCGAGCCTCAAGTTTCCCGACAAACACAGGCCATAGCCAACCGGCTTCGGAAAGCTGATCCGACACTCACCCAGCAGCAGGCCATCCACCGCGCCGTTTGGCTTCAAGAGCAGGCGCGAGTTGTTGACGAACTGACCAAAGATTTTCGCCAGGAGAAGACCAATGAAACTCACTGAAGTCCTGCCTAAGCTCACTGCCAAGCTGCCTCCAGAGGTTCACCGGATTCGCAAGCTGCCCGGTGGCGGGCAGTGGGTCTTCATCCCTTGGAGGAGCCTGCTGGCCTACCTTGACCAGATTTGCCCCGAAGACTGGGCGATCGCATTTTCAGACCCCATCTTCCTGGTGCATGAAGACAAGCGGTTTTGCGTGATCCGCTGCACCCTAACCATCTGCGGAGTGCCCCGCCAGGCCCCAGGTTCAGCCGAGCACGAGCTGATCAGCAGAGACGGCAACGACATGGCCCAGGGTGACCCCATCGAACGGGCCACCGCCGACGCTATTCGCTCAGCCTGCGAGCTGTTTGGCATCGGCGTCTACCTGCACCAGCAGAGAGACCGCCAGTGGCAGCAAAAGCTGATCGCCTGGGTGCGCCAGGCCCAAGGAACTGCCTAGATTCCCCGCAACTTTATTTCACCCAATATGTTTTACGAAGACTTGAACGAGACTCAAAGAGCCTACGTCACCCACTTTTTCCTCGGTGGCGACCCCAAGGCCTTCACCTACAAAGTTGACGCCAACGGCAACGTGCTTACCCGCCAACGCATCACAAGCCAAGCTAAAAGTTGAACCTACAACTATGCCCCCACAAGCCCCTGTCGTTTTGATCCGTGAGGTGCCCTGCATCCGCGAAATGATCGCTCAAACCCCTGATGGTCCCGTTGTGGTCAACGTCCCTCGCTCTGGCCATCAGGACTGGAAAAAAGCTCAGTCAGATCTGTTCATTTGGAGGAGATAGTGGAAAACATCCTTGTCTACTGGCGAAACGAGACCAGCGGCGAGCTGGCCAAAGCCGTAAAGGTCTACTGCACAGAAGATCGGGAGCTGACAGCCGAAGAGCGATCGCACCTGGCTGCCTATTTCCGGATCTGGGCCTTTTACCCAGGGTGGCGCGACGATACTGGCCAGCTAGAGGTGCTGCGGCAGAGCTTTGATGCGATGGTCACCGGCGGCAACAGAGCGACGATTAGCCAGTGGCTAGACCAGGCGCTGGTTATTGGGATCGACCCGATGTGAGTGGGTAGAATTGGACATCTCTCAATCAACTCGCCATGACTGAGCGCCACATTGTCCGCCTAACCGTGGTAATGACTCAGCTATTCCAAATCAGCCCAGACTCGGCCCAGGTTGCGATCGCAGCCTACAGAGCCGAGTCTGGGCTTTCGTATCAGCGCATTTACACCCTGCTGACTACCGGCAAGCTCAGATACCGAGGTGGAAAGCTGCACCATCGGCGGTCGATGCAGTTACGAATTTCAGTGAATATTGAGCCATTGGCGGCGGCGCTTCGAGCAGCAACAAAAGTCTTTGAGAATCTTGGCCCAGAGCTTCTTGCTGCTAGTGAGGCGTTCCGAGAGCGATGGGCATCCCTGCCGCCGCTCCCGCGTTGCCGCTGCATCATCGACCCGCCAGCTGCCCCACCACCCTCACCTCCAGCCGTATCCCGCTTTGCAGGCTGCCCCGGCTGCAAGTACTTCGACCCGAATCCCTTCATGCCATGTGCGGTGAACCCCAGCGGGCCGCCAGCACAGCTCTGCCCTGATAGGGTCTAGCGCTTCCACGGCGGCAGCAGTTCCTTGGGAATCGTCGGCTCGGTCTGAGCCACCACCGGAATGCGCAGCACCACGCCCCCCGGCAGCTGTAGCAGGTGCCGGTACTGGGGATTAGCGAAAATGATGCCCTCATAGGCATAGGGTGAGCCGTAGACCGCCTGAGCGATCGCGTCCCACCGTTGCCCCTGCAGAGTCTGATATGCCGTGAATTCCATCAGACCAACCTCTTCTTGAAGGGGCTGGCGGACTGCAAGCTCAGCGGCTTAGGCCGATCAGTCGTCTCGACCAGCTTTACATCAACCTCAATCGAGAGGGTCACGCCGTCGGGCAGGCAGTCCGTCAGCGCAACTTTGATCTCCTCAATCACGTAGTAGGTCTTGAACCTGCCAGTGCCAATCAGCAGCAGCATCGGCTTGCGATCGCGCCGGGCTTTCTGCAGTTTCTTCAGCTGCTCATCCGGGTTGCACCAGCCAAAGTGAAACCGAAACGCCAAATCGAGGTTGCGCAGCTCCTCCCCCGTGTATTGGAGGGTTGGTGTGCCCTCAATGCGGGGGTGCTCGGCAAAGCTGCTGCCCTCGTTGTAGCTAAATTTGCGCGGGGCCAGGCTGACCTCAATCTCGATATCGCCCAGCAGGCCAAAGGGTTGGGTGCCTGCTTTAGGCCGTTTGTTAGGGGTAATGGCGCTGTTAACCATAGCTGACTCGTGCCTTCTGCCGCTCCACGTCGCTTAACACCTGGCGCACCCGCTGAGCGAAGCTGTCGCCAATAGCCTCAGCCTCCTGCGCATTGCCCACCCCATTCACCTGCACGACGATGCTCACAGGGGCGCTGCCGCCGCCGGCGCTCACCGGCACATTCAGGCCACCCACCGCGCCGCCACCCACCGCACCCATTGTGTCGCCCAGGGTGCCAGCTGCTCCGGCCATGCCCGCCGCCAGCATCTCCACGATTTTGGTGCCTGGGTTGTTGCTGAGGTTGTTGAGGATGGTCAAAGGCCCTTCTGGCACCGGCGAGTTGGGCAGGAAGGAGCGCACCGCTGCGGCCACCGAGCTGACTGCCGATTGCACCGCCCCAATGCCCGACCTGATGCCGTCTGCGATGCGGGTGACGATGTTTCTGCCCGCTGCAAATGCTTGGGATGCGATCGCACGGATGCTAGCGAGAATTGCACTGCCCATGCCTGTTACAGCGCTCACAGCAGCAGATGCTCCGGCGCGAATAGCGGCCACAACGCTCATTACGCCAGCGGTGGCCACCGCCCTCACCTGGGCCCACACGCTGCTCATGGTGGTGACCATCATCCTGAACGTGATGACGATGTTCATCACAGCCATGCGGGCTGCTGCAGCCATCGCAGAGAAGATTGCTCCCACCGCTGCGGGCAGCGCTGCCAGGTTGGCAGGCAGCTCCATCAGCGAAAACTTGATGGTCTGCAGAAAGGTGCCGAAGCTCACGCTCACGCCCATCAGTGCGCCACCCAGGGCAAACACGCCATAGACCACCCCAAGCAGGATGGCTCCTAGGCTTGCCGCGCTGGTCACAACGCCCATGATCATCGCTTTCACGGTCCCCAGAGCCGCCGCTATGCCACCGCCTGAGGCAAACATCAGCATCAGCGCCTGCCAGCCTGCTAGAGCCGCTGGGATGGCTGCAAGAGTGGTTATGACGCCGCCTATTGCGATCGCAATAGGGCCAATTGCGGCGGCCACCAGCAGCAGGGCAATGCCCATTTTGACGATTTGAGGGTTGGCTTCTGCAAAGGTCGCAAACTTTTGCACGAGAGGCGTTAAAGCCCCCAAAATGCTGTTGATGGCTGGCAGCAGGGCCGAGCCGATCTCATTTCTCAAGATGTAGGTGGTAGCCCGCAGCCGCTCTAGTCCAGCCGCTGTCGTGGCACTGCGCTTGGCAAACGTGTCCATCATCGAGCCCGCCTCCACCTTGTCGAGGCTGCCCATGGTCTTTCTGAATAGCTCCAAGTTCTGCACCATGCTGGTCATCATGGCCGCATCGCTGCCGGTGCCGAACATCTTAGAGATGACCGATGTGTCGCCCGAGTCTGCAATGGTCTGCAGCAGAGTGTCGATAGCTCCCACCGCATCCTGCTTGATCATCTTCTCCAGCTCAGCCGCTGGGAGCCCGATATCCTCTAGGGTCTGCTGGAATTTGCTCGTCTGCTGGGTGGCATTTTGCAGCATTGGCAGCATTCCGTTGAGCGCCGTCCCCACCACCTCAGGGGGGTAGCCCAGGTTGAGGAAGCTCGCCGCCAGCGCTGCCGCCGACTCGCTGGCCAGGCCAAAAGTTCGGGTCGTGCCACCCGCCCGCTGAAGCACGCCAATGATGGCGCTCTCGGAGGTGGCCCCGCTGTCAGCCAGGAAGTTGATGGCATCGCCGAGCTTGCCCAAGCCCTCAATGTTGACCCGACCCTGGTTATCCATGTAGCCGAGCACGTTGGTAATCACGCCAATGCTCTCACCGGCCTGCTGGGCGCTCATGTCAAAGGCCACGCTCGCACTGGTGACCAGGCGCGTGTAGTCCTCGAACTGGTCAAATTTGACGCCGAGCTTACCGGCCTCGGTGCCGATCGCAGCAATGTCGGTGGGCATTCGTCCCAGCTCCATGCTGAGCTTCTTGACCACCCGCTGACCTTCGGCTGCTTCCTGAGTGCCCTGCTCAAAGCCGTAGGCCTTGTTCAGGTCGGCCATTACTGACTCAAATTCAATCGCCACCCGCGCCGCTTCGCCCAGGCCCGCCACAATGGGCAGCGTGACGTTGCGGACCATGCCCTGGCCAAAGTCAGAGACGCCCTGGCCGAGCGACTTCATGTCGCCTGATAGCTTAGTTAGCCCCTCAATCGAATCGGCAACAGCCTGAATCGGTTGAGAGGCCTGGTCTACGGCCTCCAGCAAGATTTGCAGTGACTCGACGCTCATTTTCGCTTTTTCTCCGCTTCACGTCGGGCCTGCTCTTCTGCCTCAGCCACGTCCTTCTGAGCTGCTGATATCTCGTCAATCCAATAGCGCAGCTCAGCTACCGAGAGCCCTCTAAAATCGCCTAAACTCCATCCTGCAAATCGGCAGAGGTGGACGAGTCCTTTCCCGAGGGCATCCCCGAGACAAACTGCCCGGTGAGCGTGCCCAGGATGGCTAGCGCTTTAAAGCCGATGCACTGGGGATTCTGCGAGGGTTTGCCGCTGATGTGGTCTAGCGTCATGCGATCGCAATCTCCCAGCGTGAACAGCCGAATCATGAGCCAGCGCATGGCCTCATCGGGGTTCTTTTTGTTCTGCGTGGCCATCCGTTGAAATTGGAAATATGCATCCGCATCCAAGTCTTCTTCCGAGATCTGGTAGATGGGCCGACCGTCCCAGGCGTGAGCCACCGGATCAGAGGAGGGCAGGCTGACGCTGGAAGCAGGAGCTGCAGCGGGTTCCAGGGTGCGGATAACTTCTAGGTTGGTGGTCATGATTTAGGGGTGAGTGGGTAGAGGGCAGGGGGCGGAGGATGAAAGGTAGAAGGCTAGAGACCCAGGTTGGCTCTCAGTAGCGCGAACAGGTCAGGAGCCCCGGGGCCAGAGCGGTAGATGGGAGGGTTGACAGAGAATTCCAGCATGACCTGACCGTTCCAGACCTCTTTCACGTAGTCGATGGCCAAGACTGACTCGCGCTCCATCTCGCCGGGGCTGTAGGAGCCCAGCTGATTGTTTTTGAAGCGCCCAGTTAGGCTGATCACCTGGAGCACATCGCCGGTCTTGCTGCCAGCCGTGTATTCAGCAAAGTTGGCTCGCATCTGCAGGTTTACGGCCTTAAACGGGTTGGCTGCTGCCCTGGCCAGTTCGGGGGTGTAGTCTGCCCAGGTGATGGTGCATTCAAGGGCATTCATGCGAGTGGGATACTCGCTAGTGCCCCGCAGCGCTAGGCTCTCGTGCTCGCGCATGTCAAATTCCAGTTCCGGCAGCTCAACCTCATTGATGTGGCCTGCCAAGCTAACACCGTCAAGCCAGACCGCCAGGGTGTCGAAGTTGTAGATTTTGCTCATTTAGCTATTGCCTCCCAGATTGCCGAGCAGGTTGATATCGAGCGTGGTCTCGAAGATGATGGTCTCGGCGGGGGTCGGGATCATCATGCTGATGCTGAACACGATGCGGCCCGCAGCCAGCGAGGTGGGCGGGTTTTTAGCCTTGTCGTAAAACAGTTTTGAGCCCTCCAGCAGCGCCCCCAGGATGACCTGCTCACGGATGAAACCATTGCCGGTTTCGACGATCGCATCGATCAGAGCGTTGTTGATGGGCCGGTCTACAAACGGGAGCGAGGCCCGCTGCAGCGACTCGTGGAAGATGTCCAGCGTGCGGCCCACGGCGATAAAGTTGAGCGGCGTGGTGTCGCTGGGGTACAGCGCAGAGCGGTTGCCCCACACCAGGAACCCGCTGCCGAAATTGTTGTAAATGGTGGTCACGCCAGCCGCGTTGAGGGCTGTCACGTCCGTATTGGGGTCGGTAAAATCTGCCGTCAGGCGGCGCTCAACGCCCGTAATCCCCTGGATTGGCTTGTTAGAAGGGCTCCACCAGTAGCCCAGCTCAGCGTCGGTGTTGGCCATCACGCCAGCCAGATACTGGCTATAGGGTTGTAACTGAGGCACCTCTTGCGTGTCATAGACGCGGGGGTAGGCCAAGATGGCCCGCCGGGATGCCGTGCCGAAGTTGGCCGCTGGCGATGTCCCAGCTCGGCCTGCAACAGCCTCATCCCGAGTGAGGCCCACCGCGCTGTCGAGGATGTAGTAGGCTTCCAGGTCATTTGCGATCGCACCCATCTCAGCAGCCACCGTGGTCAGGTCGCTAAAGCCAGGACAGATAATGATTTTGGGCCGGTAGCCACGCAGGTTGTAGATATCCTTGAGCGCCTGCAGGCCAGTGCGATCGCCATTGGTGACCGCCCCAACAACGTCAGTCGAGGTTGCTTTCGATGGGTCAGCGTAGGTGTAGGTCACTTTGACCTGACTTCCGCTGGGGATAGTGCCGCCGCTCACGCGAGAGACGATGCCCGTGATGGCGTCATACGTGTAGTCGGTGCCCGCCGCGTAGGTCGTGCCCCCGGCCTGGTTGGTGAGGGTGAAGGTGTCCGTCAGGCCTTCAGCCTTGGTTCCGCTTACCACCGTCTGGGTGGGAGCAGTGCCCGTTACCTGCTGCAGCTGCAGCTTGTCAGCCATTGCCCCAGTGGTTGCGAAGGTGTGGCTCACGGCCTGGGCCGTGGTCTTGTGGACGTTCGCATTAAAGACGTTGACAATCTCGACGGTGCCCGCGCCGTTGTCGCGCAGTGCGTCGAGAGCATAGGGGATAGTGAAGCCCATGCTTTTAGGGCCTCCAAACTGAGCGTCATCAACGTCGTTGATCACGCGCACTGGGTCGTTCAAATGCCTGTCAACAGCTGCCAATCGGTAGGTTGGCGCAGTGCCCACAATCGCAATCACTGCGCTGGGAACCACCGTGACTGGGCGGGGGACGGTATCGACGTAGCGGGTAAATACGCCGTGGGAAAAACCTGTAACCATTAACTATCCCCCTCTTCCTTGGTTGTGCGGGTGGTGCGGCTGCGCGTGGGTTTGGGCTCAGCTTCTGCCTCAGGCTCTGCTGCGATCGCAACCAGCTGGCCTTTGCCAACCAGCCGCTGCACATAGGGCAGCTCAGCAGGCAGCTCCACCTCCTGATGGGGAACCAAAGCCACCTCCTGAGGCGGTTGGCCCTCAGAGGCAGGGGGAAGGCTGATGGCGGTTCTGGGGCCGCTGTAGAGATATCTGGGCATGGCGGGGCCAAAATGCTTTGTCCCCCGCAGTGTTCCCTAGATAATTGGGGGCGGTTCTGGCAGGTCTCCCTCCGAGATGCTGATGCCGTAGCGATCGCTCAACTCCACGGCGTCGAAGAAGATTTCTCTCAGGTTCACACCCAGGTCGCCGGGTTCTTCCATGCCAAGGCCAATCAGCTTGCTCTTGCAGGCCATCTGATATTTGAACCGCCAGTAGTTGTTCTCACGCTCAAGAAACTGAAACCCCGTAGCGTAGAGCGGGCCGCAGCCGTCTGGCTTAAAGCCAATGGTCAGCCAGTAGAGCAGCTGCCGTATTTTGATCAGTCCCTGAGTGGGGTTACGCAGGCCACGCACACGCCCGTCAATTTCCCAATTGACCGCGCAGTCCTGCATTCGGCTCATTGTGTCGGTGGCCGCGCCGGGTTCGTCAGAGGTCCATTGCAGGGTCAGGGTTCCATTGCCGCTTACCACGCCTGCCTCAGCTGCCGTCTCAGGCAGGGTGCGCAGGCCCAATTGCTTGAGGGGGGCTAGCCGGACCTTAATAGACTGTTCTGCAGGGCTGAGATCCATGAGGTTTTTGCTCAGAGGGTTGCGATCGCAGTATTCCCTGTGCGGATCGAGCAGGCCGTTAGACGCTAAAGTAGCGCTCAAAAATTTTGGCAATTTTTTCTCGGTCTTTGTCCGCCCAGCCCAGAATTTTGCGCTGAGGCATCTTCGTCGTACCCGTCTGGTGGTAGATTGCATAGCCCGTCCCCACCACAACGCGCACCACCAGCCCAGAAGGGCCGACCATCGCGACAGAAACCGCTGTCGAGCCGGTTTCGCGTAGGATCGAGCTGGTTTTCTTCCGTCTGAGGGTGCTGCGAGCCAGCGGTGCCCAGGCGGCCCCATCTGGGTCGGTTTCACTAGCAAATTGCTCTTTGGTAGAGCGCTCTTTGTAAAGCGCACCCTGCCGCAGGGGCCGATCCATGTGCTTGGCCTTTTCAGCCAGAGTCGCCAGCTTCTTGAGCGCACTGGCCGACTTAACTTTGACCCGAATCACAACTAAACCTTGTTGACCCAGTCGGAACGCTGGATCAGGAAACCCTCCAGCTTCTGCCCCAGCAGCCGGTCTACGCCGAATTGGTTGAGCAGGTTGGGAGCATACACAAACTCGCTGCGCCGCCGGATGCGGGTCGTGTTGGCCGTGATGAAGGTCTCATACTCCGCGAGCGTGGCCCAGCCATCAGCAGGCAGGATGAACCCGCCTTCTAAATCCCACTCGATAGCCTCAGCCACCGACTCACCCTCAACCTCAGCCGGGATGATTTGAGGGGCCAGGTAGAACCCACTGAGATTGGTTTGGCACAGCTCCCCATCCTGGCGGGGCGTGTTGCTCCTCGACTGCTGCTTGACGTAGGCCACCACCGGCAGGGGCACCGTTGCGATCGCAACATCCCCGTCAGCATTCTCGATCGGCTCGCCGGTGGGCACCTGAAAGAGCAGGCTCAGATTTGCGTATCTAGCCAGAGGGGACGCCATTACTGCACCTCAATCTGATTGCTGGCACGGAAGGCTAGGGGGAGGTGGTGAGCATCGGCTAGGGCTTGCACCGCAGCCCGCTGCTCGGCAGTCAGGTTCGGCGGGGCTGCATTCCAGATCTGCAGCAGCGGGTCAGCTGCGTCCTGAAAGGCCTCTCTGCTGGCCAGTCGCACCATGCGAGCTGTGATGAATGAGCACATAGGGGACTGGGCCACCGCAGCGTAGAAGCCTGTCACCTGAGCCAGGGCGTCGGTGAATTTGGCCCACTCCTGCTCAGGCTCAGGCTGCCAGATCTTGGCCAGTTCCTCTGCAGCAGCTTGCTGCTCTGAAGTGGCTGAATCGCTGAAGTCAATGCGATAGGTGCCGTCTCCCAGATCCGCCACGCCATCAATGGGCGCGACGGCTTCTAGGGCTTGGTGGAGCTGAAGGATTGGCGGAGTCGGCATAAAACTTTTCCGGTGCATCGGACTCCCTCAGAGTGCCCACTGCTAGGATCGAGGGGCGATCGCACCCCCCACCCTTGTGATCGCAAAACGTACTACAAAGCAGGTTGGACTAATTTTGGACTTTTGAACCCAACTGTCACACACCTAAAACGTTGAAATCTCGTGTAATACGATTTGTATTATCAGTCCTGCAAAAACAGCCTCAACCTCTTGCAGGATCAGCGATTGTGCCAGTGTTTGTGACGGTTGACTAGTTGCGTCTCTCGGCAGCTAGTCAAGGCGGTGATCGGGGGGTATCTCCCTGCGGCCAATTTGTTGCCTAGCTACCTCGCTTCAAACTGGATACCTTTGTCGCCGGGGTAGGACTGGCGGTGATCGTTGTCCCCACCCCAGATCTCGTCAGGGATACCCCGAGAGAATGCGATGCAGGTGCGGTCTCTCAGGCTGGTGACGTGCTTGCAGCTGCGGCAAACACGTCCTGGCATCTGGTAGAGCGGCGCGTCATCTAGTTTGTTCACCTTAGGGCCGTCAGTCACCTTTCTGCTCCTTCCAGCGCTCCCGCTTGTAGATTAGTCCCTCCTGCTCAGCGAAGCGGCGAGCTGCTTCGTGAGTGGCATTGGTATTGAACTGGCGATCCAGAGCTTTGGCTAGGTCTGGGTCTTTCCCTAGGGCCTCGTCCATCTCTTTGAGTAGCCGCCCTATCTCGCCGTTCAAAATCTTCTGGTAGCTCTTTCCTAGCTCAGCCTCACTCCTGCCAGTCCACTCTGGCCATCCACCCTCAGGCCGCAGCAGGCTGAAGCGGTAGCCAGGGGACACAACCCGCATTTCCTGTAAATCGTTTGCGATCGCAAACAGAATATCAGCCTGGCTAAAACTGTAGCCGTGGTTTTTGAGTTCTGCCTCCGGCAACAGGTCGGGCGGATGGTTGTGAGTAAGGATCTGCCCTCGCAGCCGTCGCAGCTCAGCATCGCTGAACTCAACATTAAAGCTGCCACCGTCCTTCTCAAAAATGAGGCTGCCGTTGCTGTCAAAGATGGCTGCTGATTCAAATGGCTGAAGGCGTTTGCCGTCTTCCCACCGGCGCGTTGCCGCTGGGGTCTGGTAGGGCTGCTGTGGCACTGCTGGCTCCGGGCCTTTTGGCCTGGCAGGGCGCACCACTACCGGCCCCTTATCCTCTCCAGCGCTGCCCTGCTTAGGCTTAGGCTTAGGAGCAACCGCTTCAGCCTTGGCATCGCCAGCCTTGTTGGCCGGTTTCCATAGGGGTTTGGGGGCTTTCTGCTGCCCGGCCTTACGCTCCCAGTAGGTAGGGCCGTTGTCGGGCTCAATGCCCTTTCCCTTGGCCTTGGTCAAGTTGTCCCTGTGGTAATCTCGCATGAACGCCTCATCAATGAGGCCCATCTCCTGCCAGTCCTTGGACCAGGGGAGCCAGATGCAGAGGCATCGGGGGTGGGCCGGCAGCCGCACCTTGCCCACGGGGTACACGTTACCGTTGCGGGCGACGCAGATACTGCACAAGTTCTCATTGGGCGTAATCAGCCACTGCACGCCCTCAATGCCGTTCTTCTCGTACCGCTGCTGAGCCGCATCGTTAAAAGCCGACATCGTCTCGGTGCGAGCAATGGTCTCCGCTTTGCTCTTAAGCGCCCCCAGCTCGCTGGCCAGCTGCTGGGCTACCTTGGCCGCACCCCACCCCTGCAAGAGCCCCTGCTCAACGATCGCACTGGCCTTGCTACGAAATTTCTCATCGTGTCGCCGCAGCCGCTGCAGGCCATCTCGGGCCTGCAATGCCGCAGCCTCAATCGGGATAGTCGAAAACTCTTGCAGCGGGTAGCCGGGATCAACAATGCGCACCAGCTCATCGGCCAGGGTGCCCCCACTGGTGTGGCTTAGCCGTATGGCCTCGGTGAAAAGTGCCTCGTACTCAGCTTCTTGGTCGGGCCGCACCATGGCTAGCACCGGCTTTAGTTGATCCATCAGCAGTAGGCGACGCTGAGCAGCATAGAGGCTGCCCATGCTCTCCCACTCTGGGTAAATCTTGCGCAGCTCCCGCTCCAGGTTGCGGTAGCTCGCATCGAGCGCGTCCGATAGCCGTTCCACCACATCAGCGTCGAGCCCGGCAACGGCGTTGGAATAGCGCTCTACCAGGTTTTCGAGCTTGCGGTAGTCAGGCATTAGGGGTTACTCAGGGTTGCGATCGCAGTAGGTGATGCAGGTTGCTGCCTCTTTTGGGATTGAGAGCCCTGCGGTGCGCTGCTCATCAGCCCAAATCACGATACGCCCTGGTTCGTGGGCTTCATCGAGCCAACCCATGGTTGTCATCCCCTCTGTAGTGGTGGCAGCGAAGGTGATAAGGGCTTGCCGGAGGGCAGGTTGAGGCATGGTTCTCAGCTTTGCGATCGCTTTCGGGGGGTCTTAAGCTCGGCTGCCTGGGGCTGCTCAGGTGCGGCCTCTTCAGGCATCAGGGGAATCTTCAGGCCCCAGTCGAGAACCCGCTCAACGTTCATCACGCAGCGCTCAATGGCGACACGCTCAGCCGCAGCCTCAACCTCCTCCTGCTGTTCATCCAGCATTGAGCGAACAACGCCCCTGTAAGCCTCTATGGGGGCTAGCAGCAGATGTATCAGCTCATGCCGTAGGTTGCGCAAAACGTGGTTAGCGTCATCCTGCGAATCGGGGTCTATCGTGATGACCGCCTGCTCATAGGCATAGTCAAAGCCGATCTCAGCGTTGATCGTGGTGTGGGCATCACTGGACAGGCGGTCATATTTGACCGTCACGTTCCAGCTGCGCACTGGACCCAGCTCGTTCATGAGCCGATTTATGTGCTCGTGGACAATGGCCTTAACTTCTGATTTATCCATTACCTGCGAATCCTCACTCTGTTGCCGCTGCCGCTGGCAATGCGGCGGATCTGCACCTGCTCAGGCTCGGTGAAGAGCGCGCAGATCAGGTCTTCCTTCTTGCCCGCCAACTCCTGAGAAAACCCGGCGTTGCGCTGGCCGGGCTGCCACTCCAGCACATCCGCCCGAACCAGGGCTGAATCCCCCGCCCCAGATGCGATCGCAGTCTTAGCCGCCTCAATGGAGGTGAGCAGCCCCTCGACATAGCCGATGGAGCTGCCCCCGCTGAGCATTTCAACCCGCGTCATGGCATCCTCAACCAGCTCCCACCAGCGGGGAGCCGCCTGGGGCAGCCGGAGGGCTGCCATGATACGGGCCTTGGTGGTTGGTGTCCAAGGCATTAGGCGAATCTCCCCTTGCTATCGCGGTTATAGGTGCGACCACCGCCGCCACCGCCGCCGCCCTTGCCACCTTTTTTGCCAGCAGTCATGACCCGCTTAGCACCCTTGACCTTGCCAGCCGTTGCCTTAGATTTAGTAGCCTTGGTCTTAGTGGCCTTGGGCTTGGTGGCTTTAGTTGCCTTAGCCTTAGTGGCCTTAGCCTTAGTGGCCTTGGGCTTAGTAGCTTTAGCCTTAGTGGCCTTGGGCTTAGTAGCTTTAGCCTTAGTGGCCTTGGGCTTAGTAGCCTTGGGCTTGGCAGCTTTGGCTTTGGCCGTAGCTTTGGCTTTGGCAGCTTTGGCTTTAGCCGTAGCTTTAGCTTTGGCGGCCTTGGTTTTGGCGGCAGCTTTGGCTTTGGCCGTAGCTTTAGCTTTGGCGGCCTTGGTTTTGGCAGCAGCTTTGGCTTTGGTTGCTTTGGCTTTGGCAGCAGCTTTAGCCTTGGCCGCTTTGGTTTTGGCAGCAGCTTTAGCTTTGGTTGCCTTGGCCTTCTCCGCAGCTTTGGCTTTGGCGGCCTTGGTTTTGGCAGCAGCTTTAGCTTTGGCGGCCTTGGCCTTCTCCGCAGCTTTGGCTTTGGCCGCTTTGGTTTTGGCAGCAGCTTTAGCTTTGGGCCTAGCAGTAGCTTTGGTTCTGTTGGCGGCCGTGGTCGTTCTGGTCGCTGATTTAGAGAATGAGTTGAAGTCAGCCATCGTGCATTCCTTTGGGTTGCCAGGATGCGATCGCATCCCATTTCACGTTGAAAGGCCGTTCGGCCAGTTCTGGGTTCAGCTCAGCCGCCTGCTCCAGGGAGGCGTAACCTCCCTCTGGCCGCCGTTCCAGCAGTTTGCGAGCTGCAGCTGGGCCAATGCCTGGTAGTGGCACAAGTTTTTCCGCTGCAGCGGAATCGGTGGAATTGATCAGCGCCAGGGCGTGGGGGATGACCACCGCAGGCTTGTCTGCCTTTGGTGGCTGCAACTCAGGTGCAGCGCTGACTTGGCGGATCAGGTTTTGGGCCGCCTCGTAATCGACATTTGCCTGTGCCAGCCGTCGGGCCAGCTCAAAGCCTGTTAGTCCCATGGGTTTTGCCTCAATAGGGTGGCTTTGGCCTTAGCCGTTGGTGACTAGGGCTGCGATCGGCACATTCTTCTTCTCAAACACCCGCTCCCAGCTAGCAGCTGCTTCGAGCTCAGCGTCGGTGGGGGTAGCGCCTGCGAGGATGCCCTTCCACTTGACTCCCTTGGGGTGCATGGTGAAGTGGCGGCGGTTGGTGAGGTAGCCCTTACCGGCCAGGATGTCGCGGTCAGTTTCGACGCTGATGTCCTCGCCAAACTCGCCCATGGGCGTGCCTTCGCCGTAAGCGATGGTGTCCATGCCAAAGAGGTAGGTGGTGTACTTGAAGCCGCTGGTGGTGCCAGGAACTTTGGGCATCGTGTCGTCGACGATCACCATTTTTCCCTTATAGGTGCGAATCGGCTGGTCGTTTTGCCCGCTCGGAGCCAAGAACTCAATCACGTCCTGCTTTTCGAGCTCCCAGTAGATATCGCCGTGCATGGCGATCCCAGCAAAAGCGTCGAGCTTGTCGCCCATCAGCTTGAAGGCATCGAGCACGCCGCCAGAGCTAATCAGGTTGTCCTCGGTGGCCGTAGCACCGGCCTCAATGGCGAGGTTGCGAACATGTTCGGCTGCCATTGCCGTGGAGCCAAACACGCCCTTGAGAATGCACAGCAGGGTGGTCTGCATGTCACGCACCCAGTAATCCGAGACCAGTTCTGCGATCGCATCGGCGGGGTCAGCGCCAGAGAGGGCCTTGGCCAGGTCGGAGCTGCTCCAGGCATCACCACGGCGCTGAATCACGCACACATCGCCGCCAGTGCCGATCTTTTTGGGGTTGAGGGGAATGTCCTCGCTCAGGCCCTGAGAGCGGCCAGAGAGGTCTTTAAAGAAAGGCATATTGGCGGTGTTAGCGCCTTTAGTGATCAGGTCGTCGTAGGTCTCAGACTGCTCGATGATGCCGGATTGGAAGAGGGCAGATTTCTGGGTGGTGCGCTCCTGCATGTAGGGCACCCAGATCTCTGGAACGATGATGTCTGCAATAGAAGTAGTAGCCATTTTTCTGAAGTGTTGAGGTCAGTGGGGGTTGTGCATCGTCGGCACTGCCTCGGATGGCGCGGGCACTGCCCTGCGCTGCTCTCAACGTTCCCGAAAAAAAGCGCCCCGGTTTTGAGTCGGGGCGCTGCCTATGGTCTGTTGGGATGGAAAGCTAAATTACTTGCCAGATTCGGCCTTGTAGCGGTCGTAGAGGGGCCGGTTGGTGCGGTAGAGACGGGTTTGCTCAGTCATGTTCCAGGTCTCTTTCTTAAAGGGGTTCACGCCCGCCCCACCGCCGCCGCCGGTGCTGCCAGCGCCCGCCGGAGTCTCGCTACCCGAGCCGCCTTTAGGCTTGAACAGGTGCTGGTTCTCGGTTTTGGCCTCTACCGACTCGACAAACTGCTCAATGCTTTGGCGCTTATAGTCGCCTAGGTCAACGTATACCTCACCGGTGGCCTCGTCGCGCTTGAGGTCGCCGTTCACGCCAAGCACTTTGGCCTTGTGGAGTGCCAACACCTGAGCCGCGTTATTGACCCGATACTGGCCCTTGCTCAGCTCTGCGATCGCATCTCGCTCCAGAGCATTCTGGGCGGCCTGCTTCTCTTTCACCGCCTCACGGTCCTCAATCTCTTTGAGGCGCTTATCAAATTCAGCCTTCTGGTCAGCCAGAATGCGACTGAACTCGGCGTCTTTGTCTGCGGTGGATGCGGTTTTACCTTCCAGCTCGCTCACCTTGGTTTCGGCGGCGGTGAGCTTCTCCTGAGTCGCCACTTTTTCGGCCTTGAGGGCATCACGGTTTCGCTTGACAGCAGGCAAATCGGTCTCTTCGATAACTGCTAGTCGCGTTAGTTCAGGGGCTACCTGCGTTTTGATGTATGCGATCGCATCATCGACATTTTCAAATTCGGTTTTGAGCTGAAAAGGCATTGGCTTCTTCCCTACTAGGGGCTCACAGAGCTTACAGCCGCAGTGTTCCCTAGCCCTCTAGGAGCGAATCGAGCGGATTTTTCAGGCCATTGGCCAGCAGCGGGCGAGCCGTGTCGCGGGCTCGCTGCTGCTCCAGCCGCTCTGCCTCTAGCTCAGGGGTCCAATCGTCCGGCAGCCCGATTTCGCCCGCCTTGAGCAGGCCGTGGTAGGTCAGGTCGCTCAGCTTGCCAGCATTGGCAGCGCCGGTGAGGGCACCGAGCATCCCTGCATCGAGGGTGGTGGTGTCGAAGTCGCGGTTGACCTGGCAGGCCGGAGCCTGGGCAGGGGTTAGGCCCATGTAGCCGTAGTGGTGGCCCAGGCAGCGGTCGATCACCTGCTGCAGCGTTTGGGCCAGCACTGCCAGGCGAGAGTCACCCTGGCCACGGTCCAGGCGCTTTGCCTCGGCGCTTTCACCCACGTTCTTCTGGGCCACCATCGCTGCTAGACCCATTGCTTTGGCCTGGCGCTCCACCTCACCCATGCGATCGCGCACTGGCTCAAAAGCTGAAATATCGGGGATGCTCCACTCGGCGCGGGCGTTTTCGTTGGGGAAGCAGATGGCCTCGCTCACGCTGCCCACACTGCCCAAATCCTCAGCCGTAGTGCCGAAGAACAGCCAGCGGGGGACGCTGGCGATGTGCAGGCTGTAATCCAGGTCAGCCGATAGCTGGTAGTGCCTGATGTTGAGGTTTAGAGCCTCAATCATCGGCGGCTTGGTGATCTTCTGTTTGCGATTTGTCCAGAGCACTTCAAAGGGGATTTCGGCGCGGCTGAGAGTGCCCTGCTGGTGCTCCACCCATTTCTTCTCTTTGCTCTCCCGAAACGTCCGCCAGGTCACGCCTGCAGGGGTTCTGTCATAGACCATCACCTGCTCCACTGAGCGCTCGCCAAAGTCGCCGTCGGGCTCGCAGAGGTGCTGCAGCAGCCGCAGCTGCTTGAGGTAGTGCTGGCTGCCCTGCTGGTGCCAGCGCATATCGAGAATGCGATCGCCGGGGTAAGCCACCCAGTAGGGCCGCAGGGCCGCAGCCACCTCATCGGCGCGAGTTGCGATACCTTCGGCAGTGGGGTACTCCACCAGCACGCCGCAGTAGCTGTAGTCGATGGCCGACTCTAGCAGGTCACTGGCGAACTGATCAAGGCTGCTGCCCTCCAAGTCGATATTGGCCAGGTGGGCCTGCACATCGCTGGGGATGCCCTCAGTCGGCAGAGCAATTGGCTTGCGCATAATCATGCCGACAAACACGCCCACCAGCCATTCGTAGATGGGGGCCAGCGTGGCTCGGCCCAGTCGGTTGGCGTATGTTTCTGGGGCCTCGTCGGGCTCCTCTGGCAAGTAACTCTTGCCCGCGTCGCGCATGGCCTCGGTGCCGCCGCGCACATCGCGCAGCTTTTGCCAAAAGCGCTCCATCTCTCGGTACTTTGCCCCTGGGGTGCGGGGGCCAGGTTTATTGTCTTCAGCCGCCGCCTTCACCTTGTCAGGAAAGGGCGATTGGCCGTCGTTGATGGGTGTGGCTTTAAGTCTCTCGGCGCTTCGGTCGTAGGTCATGGCAGGGCTGCGGCTCAGGTGCCCTCAGAGTTCCCTAGTGGGTAATCTCCCAGCCGTGACTAGCTGCTGTATAGGCAACTAATCAACGCGAGAATGCGGGGTTGAGGCCTCTGTAGTACGCCCGATTACGCCCAAAACCTATGTGCCAGTAGGCCAAATCTAGTCCAGATCTAGCCCAGGCCGCTTGTAGTACGCCTAAGCAAAGCGGCGGCCAGACTTCTGAGCAGGGCCGTGGCTGCGAGCCTCGGTCTCTAGCCAGTTGATCGCCTGGGTCATCGCATCCACCTGGTCATCGTGTGAGCCATTGGGGAAGGCGGCGAACTCCTCAATGAAGTCGAGCACCCACCGCGCCGACTCAGGCAGGAACACGTTACCCGACTGCACGTAGGGGCTCACAGCCACTGCCCGCGCTACCTTGCCGCCCTCGGGGTTGACCGGAATCATACCTGGCAGCTTTCGCTTGAGCAGGTCGATCACCGCCGGGCCGTTGGCCTTGTCCTCAATCAGCTTGGCGCGGGCCTGCGGCCATTTGGCCGAGAGGGCCTGCACCGCCGTCAGGGTGGCGTTGATGTCCATGCGACCTCGCACCTGGTCTAGCAGGTAATACAGGCCGCCCACCACGCCCCACACCTGGAGCACCACAAAGTCGCTGCTGCTGGTCTCTTTGAAGGCGCAGTCACCCGAGATAATCACCCGGTCGAACTTGGCCGGGGGCTGCTGGTAGAACTGCCACCAGTCGCGCTTGAAGTAGTCGCCCTCCAGTGGGCTGGGGCGCTGCTGGAAGAGGGCCGCCCAGAAGTAGGGGTTTTTCCTGAACTTGGCTAGGCGCGAGAGCGAGTAGCGCTCGGGGCACAGCGGCTGCCCTGGCTGCCGCCAGTCCGGCTCCAGGGTGCAGGTATCGGGGATTTTGATCGCCTCGTCCTCTGCGATCGCAGGTAGGTTGACGACGTGCCAGTGCTCCGGCGGGCTTTCCTCGTCATCGCCCACTTCCCGGCCCAGCAGCCAGCCTGCCAGGTCGTCCTCATGCCATCGGGTCAGGATGACAATCTGAGCGCCGCCAGGCTCCTCACGAGTGGCGAAAGTCGATTCATACCACTCCTTCTGCCCTCGCCGGATGGTCTCGCTGAAGGCCTCGGCGTGGTTCTTCAAGGGGTCGTCAATCAGGCCCAGGTGGTAGCCCTTGCCCGTGATGGGGCCGCCCACCCCTGCCGCCCACAGGCCACCGCCGCTGACCGTTTCCCAGTGCTTAATCTGGCCAGAATCGTTTTTGATTTGGCCACCTACCTTGCGGTAATTCTCCCGACAAATTCTGCTGAAGCCGTGAGCCAAATCTGCTGCGTAGCTGCTGATGCCAACAAAGCGCTCTGGGTGCCGGTAGAGGTAGTAGGCGGGGAAGAGGCGAGAGGTGAGCTGGCTTTTGCCGTGCCGGGGCGGCATGAAAATCATTAGCCGGTGGCGCTTACCGTCGGCCACCTCCTGCAGAATGTCAGCCAGCACTTCGCAGTGCCGATACCACTGGTAGGAGGGCATCACCTGGCAGACGAACTCACGGAACGTCAGCACCTTGTCTGATGCCTCGGCCTGGCGCTTCTTAGCCAGCGCCCACTGCTCTACCTCATGCCATTGCTTGAGCGATGAAAGGGCCACACCTAGCTAACCCTCCGCTCGGCCACGATCGCATCTGCCAGATCAGGCACCGACCAACCCCGCTCAACTGCCGTCCGAACCCACTCCATCGGTGTGGCAGGGTCCAGCTCAATCTCCAGCCGGGCGATTCTCTCAAACGCTGTGGCGCAGCTGCCTAGGGGGCGAAAGTCATCGTGCTCCACCAGGCGCTCCACCGCCCGTCGCAGCTCCTGCCGGATGGTCTTGCAATCCTCCAGAATTGATTTGCGATCGCGCCTAGCCCCAAAGTCCACCACATTGCTGCTGGCCACCTCGCTGGCCACCTCCAGCACAACCCGCTCGGCCTGTTGCCGGGGCGCTGCTGGGGCCACTGCCAGGGCAGCTGCTGCGGGAGGTGTGGTCTGGGCCTTGAGCAGCAGCTCCATGCGCCGCTCTTTCCAGGGACCGCTCCTATCGCCGCTGGGGTTGGTCTGGGATTTGCCTTTGGCCCACTTGCTGACAGTTTCAGAGCTGTAGCCAGTTGCCTTTGCGATCGCAGCTAAAGTTTGCTGCTGACAAAAGAGCTTAAAGCCCTTATTAATAACAGCTTGAGAGGCTTTTTTCCCTTGGGTTTTCTGACTGGTTCGGCGTTGCATATTAACTATTCTCCGGCTGTCCCAGAGAGTGCCCAGAATTGCCAAAACCGTTGTATATCAGTAGATTCGCGGATTCCTCCTTTGGGCAAAGCCTAAAGCCTACGAACCTGAGAGGGGGTTTTGAGGGAAGGATTTTGGGATTTCCCCTGTTGCATTGAAAAGTGCGGGAACCCTGTAGGCAAGTGTCAATAGGAACCCTTTTGAAGGAGACAGAAAGTGCCCACTAAACGCCAGCGAAGAATTGATGCACACCCGGATGAAGATCCCAACCAGGTGATGCTGGATGAGTTTGGAAAAGCGTATTTCTTAGCTAAAAAGAAGCCCACGACAGCAGCGCTGCTGGATCGAGTTACAGGCACCATCGTTCAGGGCCGGATAACTCACTACGTCATAGCCAAGCCTGCTCGGCAGATTGGCGATCGGCCCAAGGTGGAGAAAAAATTCAAGCTCGATGCCGACTTGGTCGAGGCGATTGAGGACAGAGCTGAGCAGGACAGGTGCTTTTTGGTTGATGTGGTTGAGGCTGCATTAAGCAAATATCTGCTGCCGGCCCAATAAAAAACCCCGACCAACGGGCCGGGGTAATAGAGAGCAGAAAGAACGCGAGAGAAACTACTTTTTGCCTTTGCCCTTGGCTGGAGCGGCGGCCACCGGCTCGGGTTCCGGCTTGAGTCGGTCTTTGAACAGTTTACCTGCCGAGAATGCCGGTACTACGCTGGCTGGGATGACCATCGTGTCGCCAGTTTTGGGATTGCGGCCCTCTCGCTCGGCCCGAGAGCGCGGCTCGAAGGAACCAAAGCCTACCAGGGTAACCTTCTGGCCGTCAGCAACGGCCTCTACGATGGAGTCAATAATCGCGCTGATAATGGCATCGGCCTCCTTCTTCGTGACCGATGCCTTCTCTGAAACTTTGTCTACGAGTTCGCCCTTGTTCATAGGAATCCAAAAGTTGTAAACGCTGAAGCCTTTGTAGCATGGGCGATCAAGGCTTTCAAGCGTGGGCACAACTAACGATAATTAAGGGTAATTATCTTATCAAGGCTAAAGAGCCTAAAAGCTTCTGATAGCAAGACTTTCAGGGTTTTAGCAGTCGATATAGTCAGAGCTGGCCTTTCCGGTGAAGTGGCCATAGCGGTCCATCGTGAATGAGGCCCGCTTATGGCCCAGCTGGCGGGCGATTGAGTGCCAATCTGCTCCGTGCTCGTGGCTGACCACTGCGTGACAGTGCCTGGCCCAGTGAGGAGAGGCCTCGGGTTTGCCGATGCGGGTGAGGGCCTGCTTCACCCACCTGTAGGCGTGGATATAGGGCACCCCAAAAACCAGCTCAGAACCGCTTGCCGTGGGGCTTTGGCGGGCCATCAGCTCTTGGTACAGTTTTGGGGGGCAGCCGATTTCTCGAAACTGCCCACCTTTGCCGTTTTGAACCTGCAGAAAAACTCGATTCCCACGGCGCTGAAAGTCGCACCACCGCAGGCTAATAGCCTCGCTGGCTCTGATGCCAGTTCCGTACAAAATTCGTAGAAAGATTTGGGCTCCTGGGTCAGGCTCTAACTGGATGGCTTTGAGCATTTCCTTCTCGGTCAGAATGCGCTCTGCTGTAACCGGGCGCGGCTTTTTGAGCTTGTAGACCGCGTGGGGGACGTTGAAGGGCAGGTAGCACAGGTCGCAGCCGAAGCTCCACAGGCTTTTGATGGCCGCCAGGTGCTGGTTGCGGGTAGCGTCGCTCCAGCTGGCTTTAAAGCTATCGCGGTAGTCCACCAGGTCGGAGGCGGTGACCTGGCGCAGGCCCACAGCGCCAAGCCACTTCCGCAGCCGATTAATGGCGCTGGTATAGGCTTTGCGGGTGCTGGGAGAATCGAAGCCCGCCAGCCAAAGCTCAATCAGGTGGTCGTCGGAGCTGGCCTGCTGGGGAACCAGATGGCCGGGGGTTTGGGGTGCGATCGCTAGATTATTCATGCCCCCAGGTTTCCCGCCTGGGAACGCTGAGGCTGTCGCGCCGAGGACCAAATGACAGCCAACAGAGCCAAACAGAACAACAGTAGCAACGGCGTTGTGAGCCTTCATTTTGGCCGCATCAGCGCTATAGATTCAGCCAAATGTACGGCGCGAGTCAACGTGGCCGAGCTGGGCATGGAGAGCTACTGGCTGCCCGTGTTGCAGTTCCGCGCTGGGGCAAATCAGGCCTACTGGATGCCGTCAGTGGGTGAGCTGGTCTGCTGCTTGCTTGATGAGAAAGGCGAAGGCGGGGCAATTCTGGGCGGCTGTTACTCCGAAGCTGATCCGCCGCCGGCGAGCAGCGCCAACCAGCTGCACATCCTCACCGGAAAAGTAGTCATCAAGGGCGATGTAGACCTCACCGGCACACTCAAAATCAGTGGCAGCGGCAATGCGATCAACGGCAAGCAGATGGCCGTAATCGGCGCTGCAGACAACGCAGGGCACTCTATCGTTAGCTCTGGTCAATAGCGATGCTTGATATTTTCGTCCTGTGTTTGATGTTTGGGGTGGTCTACGCCGCTCTGGGGGGCAACTGATGACTACTGCGGCCCTAGAAGCGTGGTGGCAGGGAAAGCTAGCCGAGGTCGATCCGACCCTGGCGACCAACGGCATCGATGCCGTCTGGTGGAGCTTTGCTGTGGGCAGGAGCGGCATTGTGCAAGATGCCACCGACCTGGATCAGGCAATCAAAATCATTTTGGCCACGCCCTACGGCAGCGACCCGCACCGACCTGACTTCGCCAGCAACATCTGGCTCTACATCGACTATCCGGTACCTCGGGCCACGCCCCATGTGGTCCGTGAGTCGATGCTGGCCGTGGAGACCTGGGAGCCCAGGGTTGAGCTTGAGTCTGTTTCAGTCAATCCGTATCGCCCTAACCAAGCAGCTTTGACCATCAACGCCCAGTGGACTATTGGCTCAGTAGAAGGGCAGACGGAGGTGGCCATTGGCTGAACCAAACTTTATTGAGCGCGACCCGACTACCATTGAAGCCCAGGCCCTAGCAACCTTTGAGGCGGCGCTGGGTAAATCGCTGCTGCCAGGCCAGCCAGAGCGCCTACTGCTCAACGGCTTGGTCTACCGCGAGGCCCTAACCCGCATTGGCATTCAGTACGCAGCTGAGCAAAACCTGGTCAATTACGCCGTGGACAACCGGCTTGATCAGCTGGGGGCACTGCTGGGAGTGATTCGACTGCCTGCAGCAGCTGCCCGGGTGACGTTGCGCTTTAGCCGAGCAGCTGCTCCTGCTTCCCTGCTGATTCCGCAGGGCACGCGGGTAGGCGTTTCTGGCTCAGAGATGCGCTTTGCCACCGTCGAGGCAGCAACAATTCCAGCCAATGGGACCAGCGTTAATGTTGTGGCTCAAGCCGCGAGCACCGGCACGGCTGGCAATGGGTTCACCGCTGGCCAAATCAGCGAGATGCTCGATGCGATCGCCACCGTATCAGCAGCCAACATCACCACCAGCAACGGCGGCACCGACATCGAAACCGACGAGCGGCTGCGTACCCGCATTAAGCTGGCTCCCAACCAGTTTTCAGTAGCTGGCTCAAAGGGGGCCTATAAGTATTGGGCGCTCACAGCTAGCCCAACGGTGGTTGATGTGGCTGTGCTGGGGCCTGAGGACCGAGGCGGGGTCGGCCCTGTGCTGGTGCAGGTCTACCCGCTCACCAGCACAGGACTACCTAGCGCAGAGATTTTGCAGGCCGTCCAATCGGTGCTCAGTGGAGACACAATTCGGCCGCTGACAGACGAGGTGAGTGTCCTGGCTCCAACGGCTGTGGGCTACACCATCACGGCCAGCATCACCCTGTATCGCACTGCTGATGCAACCGCGCTCACGGCTCAACTCAATGCCGCAGCCCAGGCCTTTGCCACCGCTAAGCGGGCAAAGCTAGGGCAGGACATCATCCGTAGCCAAATCATCGCTGCACTGAGTCTGGCAGGAGTCTATCAGGTCACGCTCAGCACGCCTGCCACCGACCTGGTGATTACTCCCAGCCAGTGGGCTAACTGCACCGCCGTCACCATCACCATTGCGGGGTCAAATGACGGCTAGCCTGCTGCCACTAGCGATTCGGGATGAGCGCTTCCTAGCGTTTGAGGCCGTTTTGGACCGGCTCTCAGAGCTAGATCTCTCGGTGCTGGCCGTCTACGACATCGACAACGTGACGCCTGAGGCCCTGTATGACCTGGCCGACCAGTTCAACGTGCTCGGCCTCCGCGGGTGGACTCTGGCCGGGAATGAGACGCAGCGGCGAGCGCTCATCAAGGAGGCGATCGCATTGCACCGCACGGCAGGCACTCCCTATGCCGTGAAGCGGGCGATGGCCCTAGTGGGGTATCCCAATGCCACCATCACCGAGAATCCGGGGCTTCGCTTCGACGGTAGTTGGAGGTTCAACGGCACCCGGCAGTTTTCAGGCGTGAGTTACGGCACTTTCGTTGTCACGCTTGACTCGCAGCAATCGCTCGTTAGCGCTGATTTGATCAAACTGATTGTGGCCTTGATTAACGAGTGGAAAAACGCCCGCAGCTCCCTTGTGGATTTGCGAATTGGCAATATCAGCCTGTTCAGCAACCTGCAGCTGCACGATGGGCTGTGGGGTTACAACGGCGCACAAACCTTTGACGGAGAGAGGAATATCTGATGGTCGATTTAAGCGAATCCAACAGCTTTACGGCTGCTGTCACCCGGATTGAGGCGAATGATATCGCTCTGGGCGGCAATGAAATTAACGCCCCTAACCTGCAGCTCAAGCAACTCACAGACCGCACCCGATGGCTCAAGGGCCAGGTTGATGCGCTGCTGCAGGGCCTCATCGGCCTGACAATAGGCGAAGAGGTGCAGGCATGGGATCTCGACCTAGACGCCCTAGCAGGACTGACCGGAACGGGGCTGGCTCGGCGGCTTGGAGTAGGCAATTGGGCTACAGTGCCGCTATGGGTCGATAACGGGCTAGCCGAAGGCAGACTCACCCTGCAGAACGGTGTAGCTGTTCCCACCGCTGGCATTGCCGCAGCAACGACGCTTTTCTACACCCCGTTTCGGGGTAACCGAATTTCGCTCTACACGGGCACCGAATGGGTGACCCGGACATTTACCCAGATGTCGATCTCGCTCTCGGGACTAACGGCAAACACCGTCTTCGACGTCTTCGGGTATGACAATTCAGGCAGTCTAGCCATCGACGTGAACGCCTGGACAAACGCCACAACCCGCACCCTCGGCCTTGCCTTGCAGGATGGCGTGTGGGTGCGCTCTGGGGCAGCTACACGCCGCTATCTGGGTACGTTCCGCACCGTAGCAGCAGGCCAGTCCGAAGACTCCGACGGCAGGCGCTTCGTCTGGAACGCCCAAAACCGAGTGGGGCGCAAGCTGCGGGTTCAGGCAGGGAACCAGGTGTACAGCTACGGAGTGGGCACGTTCAGGCCACTTAACAATGACCCGAACATCCGAGTTGAGGTGGTTTGCGGGCTATCCGAGGACTTGATCGAACTGACCACAGTCGGCCTTGCAAACAGCGGCGACCAGGTGCTGGCATTCGGCATCAACAGCACCTCGACTCCCACGGTAGACGGGCAGGGTGCAAGCTCCAATGTCGTCGCCGATGACCTGACCGTGATCGCCACGCTGCACCACTTGCCAGCAGTAGGCTATACCTCGATCACGATACTGGAGCGCAGTAACAACGGCACATACAACGCCAACACTATTGGGTTCACTATGGCAGGGCAGGTATTGGCCTAACTCAGCTTTTGAACGCAGAAGCCCCCAGATTTCACAAAATCTGGGGGCTTCTATTTAGGCAAGCTTTAGGCAAGCCATTTGCCCAGAGACCCGCAATAAGGGCGAACGAAGGGACTCGAACCCTCGAATGGTGGAACCACAA